CGGCCTGCAGAACGTCCAGAAGCTGCGTGACGGCGAGGCCTTCTCGGGCCGCACGGCCGCCGAGAACGACTTCGACGCTGTGGACGAGTCGTTCACTCAGGGTGAGGGCGAGCAGTCCTTCCTGGACTGATACCCCCAGGTCGTCCTCCTAAAGAAAGGCCCGCTTCGGCGGGCTTTTTTTTATTCCCTCCTCCGTTACAATTTTTCCTCGTGTAGGGCGCTCCCATATCCCCCAACATTGGGGCATAATGAATCCATACTAACCAACACTGAGGAGCACGACATGCACATCTCGCCTAAGAATCCTAGCCTGCCCCAGCCAATGGACACTGCCACCTACCACGGCAAGACCTGGGTCATTGTCGCGTACGATGTCGAGTCGGACCATGTTACCCTTGCAGGTGCGGCTGACGAGCGCCTGACGCTCCACCGCCTTGACCTCGAGGAGCCTGCCCCCAAGGCTCTTACCGACTACCCCATGTTTCCCAATATCTTTGATGTGAAGAACCACGTGTGGTATCGTTCGGAGGGCCCCTACGTCAACACCCTGCACCTGCGCGATGAGGCTCCCGTCAAGCGTAAGCAGTTTGGCAGCATCTATATCCCTAAAGATGGCTCGGCCCCGTATGCAGCGGTCATGGTCGGCAACCACCCGTCGGGCAAGCACGACAAGCGCAATCAGGGCAATGGCCTCACGGTCGAGCAGCTGATGAAGTGGGTTGAGGAGACGATGGGCATCACGGCCCGCAAGCTGGCCTGATCTGTTACAAAGTTTTCCTGCATAAGGGGGCTCCCGCGAAGGGAGTTTCCCCTTATAATGGACCTACCGACACCGAATACTTGCGAGCCCGTCGGTCTCGCTCACAAATGAAGGACGTTGTATGCCATACACTGCTCATGGAATTCAGGTGCCCGGAGGCTTTGAGCCCAACACCCGCTCCACTGCCGTAGATGACTGCGAGTATATCCGTGACCTGCCGGATGGCTCTCGCCTGCACCTCAGCATTGGCCCAGAAGGTGCGCCTCATCCCCGCTTCTACGTCACTCACGTCAAGGGGGTAGCCCTGCTTGATGACATGTCTACTAGCCATTGGGATCTTATTGAGATCTTCGTCAACCGCATCGCGGCCTAAGAGTACTGCCCCGCTTCGGCGGGGCTCCTTCAGGAGAAAAGACAATGGCAAAGAAACCCAAGCTGCGCGTCTCCTCGTGTGTCCGTGGGGACTACAAGGGCTTCGTCGTCGGCGTGCTCGCGCTGACCACTAAGGACGTCCGCAAGGCCCAGCAGTGGCTCGACGAGCAGTGGGCCACTGGCAAGTACGACATGACTCCGGGCAGTCACCTGCAGCCCACGCCTCCCCGGACGATGGGCAAGCCCATAACTGAGGAGAGCGTCCTCGCGGTCCTGCCCGGGGAGTGGCTCGACGTGCTGAGGGCCCTCGGGTACGATTCGCCAGCGATGTGGGAGGCCTTCCACGACGAGAGGATCCGGGTGGTCGAGATCCTCGAGGGCCTCTTGAAGAGGGAGCAGGTCGGCGTGAGGATCCGCCCAGCATGCGACGACTACTACTTCGTGCCGGCGAAGGTGTATTGGCGGTCCCCGGTCCCCCGGACCTGCGACATGTGTGGGTCCCCACTGCACGAGCAGTTCGTGGACGGCCGGATTAAGGGCGGCACCCAGTGGGGCTACCTCGACCTCAAGTGCCACACGGCCCGCGGCATGGGGTTTGGCGTTGGCAAGGGCCAACGATATGACCGGCAGGAAGACGGCCGGTGGTTGAAAACTGAAGGCTAAGGAGGTATCATGATACCCGGAAAAGAGAACATGCCCGCAGACCTGCGGGAGCTGCGCCTGTGGCACTACCGTCAGGCCCTCAAGCGCAGGGCCCTTGCGGAGGGCTTCAAGGCCCTCGCCAACAACGCGGGGGACCCGAACGACGGGCGCTTCAGGACGGCCCGCACCTACAACGAGGAGGCGGACCTGCACGACTCGGCCGTGGGGGTCCTCGATGACGTCGTGGACGGCCCGGTCGAGGAGGACCATAAGAGGACACCTACTTGACGACGAAGCGACTGATGGAGGAACTGGAGGCCCTGGGGCACCAGTTCCTGAAGGACAAGCACGGGTGGGCGTGCTACGACGACGACACCCGCCTTGAGGTCCCTGGGACGCGCCACGCGTTCCTGGGGGAATCGATCCACCTTGCCAAGGCAGCCCTTGGCTTTTAAATGAAGGAAATGTGATGACCCAAAAGCTTCAAACGCTGGCAGAACTCGAGGCCGCACACCCGGAGGACTTTCAAAATCCGCCCATGAGCGATGAGGCATACACCAAAATGATGGCTGAAAACCGGGTGCGCTCTAAGCTGGAAGACGCCCGTGCGGAGACGTCTGGCGGTGAAGACGAAGACGAGGAGGACGAGGAGGACGAGGATGAGTGACCATACCCCTGAGCAGCGCGCGAAGCTGCTCGACAAGATCAAGAAGTGCCTCGCCCTCTCGGGCAGCCCGGAGCCACACGAGGCGGCAGCGGCCATGCGGCAGGCGCAGAAGCTCATGAACTCCCTCGGCGTCACGGCTGAGGAGGTCGAGGCTCCGACCGTCTTCGAGACCGAGGTGAAGACCCGGGAGGGCTACGGCAACTGCCGCTACATGAACCACCTGTCCACGCTGATCGAGGAGGCCTTCGGCGTCGAGGTGGTGTACTCGAGAAACCCGGGCACCGCGAACCGGCTGAACGTCCGCTACTTTGGCACCGGGGCCCGTGTCAAGCTGGCCGAGTACACCCACCGGGTCCTGCAGAGGGCCCTCGAAGAGGCGTGGGCCACCTTCCTGTTGTGCCGGCCGCACCTCAAGAGCATGGGCGGCAAGCGGCAGGCCTTCTACATTGGCTGGCTCTTTGCCGTCAAGAGGCAGGTGTCGACGGTGGTCCCGCCCGAGGTCGAGCAGAGGGCTGTGAAGGTCTACCTCGCTCGCAAGTTCGGGGAGCTAGAGGCTATCGGCGGCAAGAAGCAGGATAAGCAGCTGGACCCCCAGGCCCTGCACGAGGGCATGCTGGCCGCCGCGGAGTTCTCCCTCAACGTGCCGCTCGAGGAAGAGCAGTGCAAGCTGGAGCACGCCAAATGAGTACCATGCCATCGAGGGAACTTAGCAAATGGGCTAAGGAAGAAATAGTGGGGGCCATTAATGAAATGATGGAAGTTAAGCGCGCTTTTGGGGACCAGGGAATGCCCCTGGACGCCGACGAGCTCGAGGCGCTAAGCCGGGAGCGTGACCGTGTTTTCAAATTTTTAAATTTGGGCCCCAAGAAATGAGCCTCCAGCCTAGCCCTCCGGAAGACGTGCCACTGTCTCAGCGGGACCTGGCCATTGTCTACGCGGCCCTGGTCGACCTGAATACCCGGGTGCACTACAGGCGTGGGGAGCCGGTCCATGCATACGCCCAGGCCATACTCGATGCTGCGAGGTTGCCCCTGCAATTTCACGAGACCAATATAGGTGAGCTGATGGCCCGCCTGCAGGTCTACATGTCGGAGATGCGTTGATGGCTCAAGTCCATCCAAAGTGGTGTGAGGACCATCGTTCCTCCTTCCTCGGGGAGTGCCCGTTCTGCAAGGCGGGCCTCGAGCCCGTCCGCTTCATGGAGGCCAGGGCCGACTTCGCCGGCCTGCCTCTTGCGGGCACCCGGGACATCCTCCCGCACTATCCCGTGGTGGCCATCGAGGACGTCCTGGGCGTGCTCGGCCAGCAGCTCCTCGTCCTCGAGCAGCTCGAGATGAAGGCCCTGGAGCCGTACGCCCAGGCCAAGGCGCTCCTGTACCGGGAGATGCGGCGCATCCACCTCGAGCCCCGCGCCATGCAGCAGGCGGTGCGCATCCACCTGGGCCTGCCTGGCTCCGAGCGCCTCGGAGCGGACCCGCGCATCATGGCGCTGGTCGAGGTCCTACGCAACGGGGTGAAGCATGGCTGAGAAGGCACTTCGCGCTGCCGTCACAAGGCCCTGCAACCTCCGCAAGAGGTTCCCCGAGTGGCGCGACCCGCCTAGTGCCTGCGACTGCTGTGGTGGGCCAGTCGTGCTGGTCCAAAATCAGGTCCTCTACCACACGAACCGGGGACAGTGGCCCGTCCTGTGGTACTGCCTCTGCTGCGAGGCGTCGACTGGCTGCCACCCGTTCTCCGTCTTTCCAATGGGCCTGATGGCAGACCGCCAGACCAAGGCTGCCCGCCGGCAGGTGCACGAGCTCCTAGATCCCATCTGGGAGTCTGGCCTCATGACCAGGTCCGAGGCCTACGTGCTCCTGGCCGAGCGCATGGGCATCCCGCCCTGGGAGGAGGTGCACGTGGGGTGGATGGACCTCCAGCAGTGCGTCCTTGCCGCCGATTGCATCCGGGAGATGTCTCTGGCGGTGCAGTTCGGGGCCTAGTCGGGGTAAGATGTCTGCTTCCACGAGGAGGCAGACTTGTCAACCACCCAGATATACCGAGACGGCGAGCTCGTCGAGACGCTCCACCACGGGGGCAGCGAGGTGCAGTCCTCGCGGTCCTACGGCTCCCCCACCCCCACGCCCTACCCCAGGGGGGCCTTTCCTGCAGAGGTGCCCCCGTCGGTGTCTAAGCCCCTGCGCAAGTGGAACAACCCGCCCAAGGCCACCATTGACTTCGAGACCCGCTCGGCCTGTTCCATCAAGGACAGCGGCAGCTGGCGCTACTCGCTCGACCCCACCACCGAGGTCATGTGCCTCGTCTTCCGCCTCCCGCACTGGGAGCACGGCAGGACGGCCCTGTGGTACCCAGCATTCTCCCACCTTGGCATCCCGGAGGCTGAATGCCCCGAGCGGAAGGAGCTAGAGGCGTGGATCCTCTCGGGTGGCCTCATCGAGGCGCACAACGCCTGGTTCGAGAGGGGCATTTGGACCAACAAGATGGTGCCAGTGCACGGCTGGTTCCCCATCCGCCACGAGCAGTGGCGCTGCTCGGCCGCGAAGGCTGCGGCCTACTCCATACCCCGCTCCCTCGAGAAGGCCGTCGAAGCCCTGAAGCTGATCGTCCGCAAGGACGTCGAGGGCGCCAAGGTCATGAAGAAGATGGCCAAGCCCCGCAAGCCCAAGGTCGCCGAGATCAAGGCGGAGGTCGTCCGGCGCCACGGGCTGGTGGGCCTCAAGTCGGGCGAGATCCACCTGCAGACGGAGATGCTCGAGACGGGGCAGTACCGGGTGCAGGCCTCCTGGGAGGCGGGCTCCGTGACCGCCAAGCGCCTCAAGGCCGGGCCCATCTCCCCTCCAGGCTCCGGCGAGTTCATCCTGCCCCTGTTCTGGCACGAGAGCGTCGAGCTGCTCGAGAGGCTGTGGGCGTACTGCCGCGTCGACGTGCTGGCGGAGGAGGGCCTGTCCGAGGTGCTGAGGGACCTCAGCCCGACGGAGACGCGGGTCTACCTCATGGACCAGCACATCAACGAGCACGGCTTCCAGATCGACGGCGAGGCGGTCAAGGCCGCGCTGGAGATCGTCGACATCATCTACAGGGACCTCAATGCCGAGCTGGTGGAGATTACCGACGGACGGGTGCAGAAGGCAACCCAGCGGGTGAAGATGCTCGAGTGGTTCGCCGACAATGGGCTGCACCTCGAGGATACCCAGGGAGCGACGATCGACGCGTGGCTGCAGCGCGGCGACCTGCCGGCCAAGGTGCATCGCTGCCTGCAGCTCGTCCGCTCGCTCGGTCGGACGTCGACAGCCAAGTACGTCGCCGCGCTGAACTGGTCGGATCCGGCCACCTGGAGGATCCACGGAGGCCTGCTCTACCACGGTGCCGGCACGGGCCGGTGGTCCGGCGCCGGACTCCAGCCGCACAACTTCCCACGCGGGAACATCAAGGACATGGAGGGTGCGTGGGAGGTCCTGAAGACGAAGGACGTGGCCCTCATCGAGATGCTCTACGGCGACGTGATGGAGTGCCTCTCCTACTCGCTCCGCGGGATGATTATACCCCGCAAGGGCCGCAAGTTGTACGTCGCCGACTACGCGGCCATCGAGGCCCGCGTGATCTTCTGGCTGGCGGACGACCAGGAGGCCTTGGGCATCTTCCACCGCGGGGAGTGCATCTACTGCGAGATGGCGTCTGACATCTACGGCCGGCCTATCATCAAGGGCGTCGACATAGACGAGCGCCAGATGGGTAAGCAGGCGGTCCTGGGCCTCGGCTACCAAATGGGGGCGCCCAAGTTCGTCGACACGGTGGCGAAGTATGGGACCCACATCGAGCTGGAGTTCTCGCAGGTCATCGTCGACAAGTACCGCCAGAAGTTCTGGCGCATCAAGCAGATGTGGAACGACCAGGAGGCCGCGGCCATCGCTGCCACCAAGACACCGGGCCGAGTCGTGCGGTGCGGCAAGGTGCAGTGGTGCGTCGTGGACCACGGGCTGTTCAAGGTGCTCCACTGCAAGCTCCCGAGCGGGCGCATGCTGAGCTACGTCGACCCCCTGGTAGTCAAGCGCCCGACCCCATGGGGTAGCGCCAAGGATGCCCTCACTTTCATGGGCGTCGACCCCTACAGCAAGAAGTGGCGTCGTCAGGACACTTACGGGGGCATGATAGTCGAGAACATCACCCAGGCGGTAGCCCGGGACCTGATGGCCGAGGCGATGCTGCGGGCCCACGACGGGGACGAGTACGACGTCGTCCTGTCGGTGCACGACGAGCTGATCGCTGAGGGGGACCCGGAGACGGGCAATGTCAAGGAGTTCGAGTGCCTGATGGCCGAGCTGCCTGACTGGGCAGAGGGATGCCCGGTGGCGGCGGAGGGCTGGTCTGGCTTTAGGTATAAAAAGTAAGGAGAAATGCATGAGCACGGGACAACGGCTGTATGAAATGTACGCAGAGGCACAAAAGCGATTGAATAACTGCGAGGTAGAGCGTTGGCATGACCTCGACGCCGAAGAGCAGGCCGCGTGGGGCAGAACTGCCCACGACTTTGCCCATTGGGCTACCAACGACCCGGGGAGCTGACATGATGGAATGGCTTGGATTTATGTTTTGCATGGGTGTGTCGGGCCTACTGGTATTTGTGGGGCTGTTTATGGGCCTCTGGTCCATGGCGGCCCACGCCAAGATGGATGGCGACGCCTTCGCGGCCCTGCTCATGCTGGTCCTAGGGGGCCTGCTCGGCCACTGGGCCTGGGTCAACGCCCCATTTGCCATCGTGATGAAGTGAGGAAGAAAGATGGTACTCGTGTTTTCAAGCATGGAAAGGGACAGCCGGGGGGCACTCATGAAGTCCTGCGTCTCGGTGACGCAGGGCAAGGTGTCCTGGGCTACCCCCGCCTTAAAGTGGGCGGAAGGACAAGGGCTGCACGTACTGTTGTCATGGGCAGTCCGGCACGGCAAGACGTGGAAGAAGAAGCCATCGAAGAAGCCCACCGGGCAGATGGAGCTGGCCCTGTGAGCAGCTACCCGTTCCGCCTGCCAAATTACCGGCACCAGCAGGCAGAGTTCGACCGTCACAAGGACGACGACGCCAGGGCACTGCTGTGGCAGATGAGGACCGGCAAGACCAAGTCGGTGCTCGACGTGGTGTGCTACAGGCACATCGACCGCTTCGACATCGACGGCCTGCTTGTCATCGCGCCGAATGGCGTCCACGTCAACTGGGTACGCCGGCAACTGCCCATGCACATGTGGTCCTGCATCGACTACTATGCCCACGCCTACCAGGCCTCGGAGGCCCACAAGCGGAAGCACCAGCAGCAGCTTGAGGCCTGCCTCGAGTACCGAGGGGGCCTGGCCGTCCTCGCCGTCAACTCCGAGTCGCTCCAGCAGGACAAGGTGAAGGCCCTCATCAAGCGGTTCCTGAAGAAGCGGCGGGTGTTCCTGGTGGCGGACGAGTCCCACGACTTCCGGTCGCCGGGCAGCAAGCGCACCAAGACAGTCCGGGGCATCGCTAAGGCCTGCAAGGCCAAGCGGATCCTCTCGGGCACGGCCGTGTCCAACAGCCCCCTGGCCGCCTACTCCCAGTTTGAGATCCTTCAGCCCCATGCACTGGGGTGGAGCACCTTTGGGGAGTTCGAGGCGCGCTACGCACTCTTCATCAACAAAAAGAATGGGGCAGGGCAGACCTACCGGCTGCTGGACAGGTACGTCAACCTGGATGAGCTGCAGGAGCGCATGGCCTGGTGGGCCTCCGTCGTGCTCCGGAAAGACGTCGACGACATGCCCTCACTCTTGCTCGACGAAGTCACGGTGGAGCTCTCGGCCGTCCAGAAGGAGGCCTACGATCGGTTGCTCAAGGAGTTCATTCTGGAGCTGGATGAGGAGTCGGAGGTAACGGCCGAGGACGGCGGTGTGCGCATCATGAAGCTGCAGCAGATACTGGGTGGGTTCGTGGTGGACTCGACCGGCCGGGTGCACGAGCTGGTGGCAGACGAGGAGAATCCCCGCCTGATGGCCCTGATGGACCAGGTGGTTAAAGGCGAGGGCAAGAATATCATCTGGTGCAAGTACCAGGAGGACCTCAAGCGGGTCGTACGGACCATGAGGGGGGCCGGCCGTAGTGTCGTCGAGTACCACGGTAGAATCCATTCGCAGGCCAAACGGCAGGCCGCCATCGATGCCTTCATGACGGACCCGACTGTGACGGACTTCGTCGGCCAGCCGGCAGCGGGAGGCGAGGGCCTCGACCTCTCCATCGCGTCGACGATCTACTGGTACTCTCACACGTTTGACCTGATCGAGAGGGATCAGGCCAACGAGCGGGCCACACAGGTAGGCGGCAAGAGCGTCGCCATCGTCGACATAGTGGTCCCCGGCACGGTCGACGAGTACATCCTCAAGACCCTGGAGCGGAAGCGCTCCGTGTCGGACGAGCTGGCGGGTGAAGGCCTGAGAGACCGCCTCCTAGCGCTCTTCCGTGAAATGCTGTAAAAAGGAGCCATCGTTCATGCAATGCGTCCGGGAAACGATGGCTCCTATACCCCGGGTCGCGACGTTAAAGTCACACCTACCAGATCACTGTCGGGCAGTCAATCCCGGCTGACTCGACTGGGAACATATACCAACCTACTAATCCTGAAGGAGAGCACCATGAAACGCACCCACCGCCTGAGCCGTCACTTCATCGCCATCGCTGCACTGACCGGCCTGACCATGAGCGCCGAGGGCGCCGAGCTGGCAGAGAACACCGCAGGCGCGCCGACCGGCACCGCTGAGCAGGCTGCCCCGGTCGAGAAGACCCCCGGTGTCGGCGACAAGGCCAAGGAGCTGATCCGCGCCGGCCTGGGCAACAAGGAAGTCCTGGAAGGCGTGCAGGCTGCCTTTCCGGCCGCCAAGACCACCATGGCATCGATCAACTGGTACCGCAACCACCTGCGCGGCCTGGGCGAAGACGTGAAGACCGCCCGCGAGCTGGCCGCCGTCGGCAAGCCGACCAAGGAGCAGGTCGCCGCCGAGAAGGCCGAGAAGAAGGCCGCCGAGAAGGCTGCCAAGGAAGAAGCCAAGGCGGCCGCCAAGGCCGAGAAGGCTGCCAAGAAGGAAGCCGACAAGAAGGCAGCCGCTGAAGCCAAGGCTGCCGCAGCGGCCGCAGCCAAAGGTGGCGAGCAGGCTCCGGCCGACGCCACGGCCCCGGCGGCAGATGCCGGTGCCTCGACCGAGGGCCAATCCTTCCTGGAATAACCCAGCTGCGTGCCTGAATACTGGCACAACTTGACGGGAACTAGGTATAATAGAGGGGTACAGAGCAATCTGTGCCCCTTTTAACTTACCAGGAGATCCCTATGACCCAGCAAGCTCCAGCACCGATCCTGGTGCGCACCTACTTCGTGAACGGCATCCAGCCTAAGGGCTGGCGTCACCAGTTCGCCGTCAACAATCCCCCGACTGCCGGGTACGGCCACGTGGTCCTGCTACGTGGCGAGAAGCGCTCCACCCTCCTTTGTCCGTACTCCCTGCAGTCCTACCAAGTGGCGAACGCTTGCGGGGAGGTTGGCCTTGCCCAGCCGGTCGAGGTCAGCAACGAGCGCCTGGCCGGCGTCATCACGGCCGCATGGCGGGAGGCTGCTCAGCTCGGAATGCAGCGGGATTTTGCGGTGGCGGCGATGGTCCTAACTCAGCTGGGCGCCGAGGTGCCGACCAATATAGAGGCCTCGCCCTCGTCGTTCAGCAGGCCTCAGGAGACCGGTGAGCCGAAGGCTCAGGGCGGCAAGGCGGTTGTCGAGGCGAACCTCCGGCCCGTCAAGCCCGGCAGCAAGCGAGGTGAGGTCGCCAAGTTCTTCATGGCTGACAAGCCCCAGTCCCTGCACGAGGCGATGGCCCGCCTCGGCCTCACCCGCTCGGGCGTCCTCTCCCACCTCTTCTGCCTCTCGCGCGACCACGGCATTGGCTACCACCTTGCCAATGACTGCGCCTCGCTCCTCATCCCCGAGGGCTTCGACCTGTTCGCCTACGTCGAGCCCGAGAAGAAGAAGGAGAAGCCCGCCGCCGAGGACGGCCCACCCAAGGAGGTGAAGAAGCGCACAAGCGGCAAGGCCATCGACGTGGAGGCCCTCGCCCCGATCCCTGAGCCGGGCAAGCGGGCCACAGTGGCCAAGATGTTCCTCGACTGGCACGACATCAAGGAGGCCGAGGCTAAGCTGGAGCTCAACCGGTCGGCCATCCTGTCCCACCTGTTTACCATCAACAAGGAGAACGGCCTCGGCTACGAGCTGAGCGAGGACAGCTCCAAGGCCCGCCTGCTGGTCCCCGAGGGCCACGTGGTCTTCTGCGCCAAGCAGCCACGTGCCAAGAAGGAGGCAGCATGAGGACGCTGAAAGATGTGCTGGTAGTGTGGGCGATGGTGCTTGGCTTCTTTGTTGTGGTGGGGCTTGCGTGGTGGTACGACGAGGCGCTCACGAGGCAGGCCTTTGCGGTGGTCGGCTTCGTGGCCATGGCCGCCGTGGGCACCTGCCTAGGGGCTGCAGTCACCGGAGCATGGAGGCGCGGATGACGATCTTGGTGAGAGGCGACTTGGTCGCCTGCCCCTACTGCCAAGCCAATCAGGGAGTAGCCGTGAACCTCTACCGGCTGCTTAGCGCTAGGCAGAAGCCCGCTACGGTCACCTACCACGACGAGTGCATCGAGTGCGAGGAGGTGTTCCTGGTGGAGGACCGACGAGATGGCACATACGAGGTGCAGAAGAGGAGCCAAGATGGCCAGTAAGACTACGTGGGTGCGGGATGAGGTCATCAAGTACCTCGCGAGCCTCGGCATCAAAGGCATGCCGGAGCATGGCCACAAGCACGACCGCGTCATCTGGGAGGTCAACGGGCGGCAGATGTACAAGAGCTGCTCCCGCTCGCCGTCCGATAGCGCCTTCTCGGCCAGGCGCGCGGTCGGTGACGTCAAGAAGCTACTGCGAGAGGCTGGATACGGGGCATGAGAACAGATCGATGGGAGGTCATCCGCAGGGGACGCCTCCTCTTCATCGCGCACTGGAACAAGCCCGAGCCCGTCTCGGGCTTTCTCTTTCAGGAGAGGCTCCGCTCGGAGCCGTTCTGGATGCTCGTCGCCTGCTCCCTGGTCAACCTCACGACCTGGCAGCAGGCGGAGCCCGCCCTGGAGGCCCTGCGCCAGGGATGGCCCACCCACGAAGCCCTGGCGAGGGCCCAGCCCGAGGACCTGCACCCCGTGCTCCGCCCACTAGGCCTCTTCAGGCGACGGGCCATCAGTCTGGTCGGGATGGCACAAGGTTGGTTGCGGGACTCGGGGCCCCGGGGTACTATGGACGTCTACCGGCTGCCGGGCTGCGGGAAGTACGCAGCGGACAGCTGGGCGATATTCATAGAGGGGCGGACCGACGTCCAGCCGACTGACGGCAAGCTCCTCTGGTACCTCAGCCAACTAAGGAGCTCCAAAGATGACCGAAACCCCCAAAACCCTGGGCCCCATTATCCTTGACCTCGTGTGCTACATGCACACGGGGGCCGAGCAGTTCAACACCCACGTGCGGGGCGTCGTGCTGCCGGCTGTTCCCCGCGTCCTCAGTCCCCTCGAGCTGGAGCGCACCCACGCGGCGGTACGCGAGGAGATGGACGAGCTCACTGAGGCCTGCAAGAGGGGCGACGTGGGTGAGGCAGCCGACGCCATCATCGATGCGGTCTACTTTTTGCTGGGCCGCCTTACTGAGATGGGCATTCCCGCCAAGGCCATTTTCGACGCCGTGCAGGCAGCCAACATGGTTAAGGTGCCGGGTGACCTCAGCAAGCGTCCGGGCTGGAACGGCACCGACGCAGTGAAGCCCGAAGGCTGGAAGGCCCCCGACCACGGCTGGCTCCTGTCCTTCTCCCTGGCTGACCTCGCCTTCGCCCGCATGCGCCACGAGCTGAGCCCGGTCTTCCAGGAGATCACCGAGCTGCGCGCTCTCAAGGGCGCCGACTACAACAATGTCCCCGGGGGCCGCGATGCCTACTTCCCCTTTGGGCACCACAGCTACGCTCACATGCTCAATACCAAGGTGCTGCGTCTCATGTCCCTGATCCAGTCAATGGGTGAGGGCAAGAAGGCCAACTTTGAGGGCCTGCGTGACACTGCCCGGGACCTCGTCAACTACGGGGCCTTCTACTGCGAGTGGATGGATCGCCAGTCGGAAGTGCAGGTGGCGGCATGAGCACTGGCTTCTCGATACCCTTCGCGGACATCTATCGCAACCTCCTCGTCTGGGCGCTCAACTCGCCAGAGGAGGTGAACGAACGCACTGGCAAGAAGGTGCGCGTCGGCCGTGGGGGCACCAGCTTCCGCCTGGACCTGAGCGATGAGCTGCTGCCGACCTGTGGCCTCCGCAAGACCTTCCCGAAGTCGGCAGCAGCCGAGGTCGCGTGGTACCTGTCGGGCGTGCAGGACGTCACCTGGATGCGTCAGCACGCGCCGTTCTGGGACAAGTTCGTGGAGGCAGACGGCAAGACGATCAAGTCGGCCTACGGCTACCGCTGGCGGGAGCACTTCGGCCGTGACCAGATCCAGCTGGCGATCGACGCCCTCAGGGCCAACTCCTCGGACCGCCGGGTCTACGTGTCGGCCTGGGACCCCTCCGAAGACGGCCTCGGTGCCGACGGCCAGCGCAATGTGCCCTGCCCTGTCGCCTTCAACTTCCACGTGCAGGGCGGGGAGCTGCACTCCACCATGACCCTGCGCTCGTCCGACCTGTTCGTCGGCCTGCCGTACGACGTCATGGGCCATGCGCTTCTGATGGCCACCATGGCCGCATCGATTGGCGTCCGCCCGGGCGTGATGCAGGTGGCTATCTGCCATGCCCACCTGTACGAGGTGCACTACGACATGGCTGCCAAGGCTGTTGCCCAACGTGCCACCTGCCCGGAGCTCTACATGCCCCGCTGGACGGTCGAGGAAATCGAGCTGCGCAAAGACTCCTACGTCAACATGATGGGAGCGGCCCAGAAGCAACATCAGTGGCCTTCCTACAGCCCTCGCCCTGATGTAGTTGAATAGGGATGGTTACGAGGGAAAGAGCTAATGAGCTTGCTCGGGCCTGGCGGGAACGCCATCCTGAGCGAGACCGACAGTCCCGGGTAGACTGGAAGAAAAATAACCCAGCCTCCTACATGTTTCAGCGCACAAAAAGTCGAGCCAAGCTTAAAGGGATTATTTTTGAGCTGACTCTTGACTGGGTGCAGGAAAAGCTGTTACAAGGAGCGTGCGAGGTAACGGGCTTGCCCTTTACCCTAGATACAGGGCAGTCTTCCAAGCATAACCCTTGGAGTCCTACTATCGACAGGAAGGAAAGTACAATGGGATATACTCCAGAGAATTGCCAAGTGGTCGTGTGGGCCTACAACGTTGCCAAGAACTCTTGGCCCCATTCAGTCGTCCAGACCATGGCTGAAGCCCTCATACACCACAGCAGAAAGGAGGTGGAGTGATGCACGACCCGGCCCAGTTCAAGCGCCCGGTCGACGACTGGCACCGCTACTTCATGGACCTGGCCGTCCGCACTGCCCGCCTGTCGAAGGACCCAGACAGGAAGGTGGGTGCGGTCCTCGTGTCCCCCGACAGGCGCCAGATCTCCATCGGCTACAACGGCTTCCCTGCGGACTATCCGGACCGTCCCGACCTGCTCGAGGACAAGGCCACGAAGCTCGAGATGATGGTCCACGCGGAGGAGAACTGCATAGCCCAGGCCCCCTTCAATCCGCGTGGGTGCTCGATCTACATCACGAGGTTCCCGTGCAAGGACTGCGCCGTAGAATGGCTCCTTAAGTCTGGCATCTCCCACGTGATTGCCCCGAGGCCCGACTTCGGCCACCTGCGGTGGGGAGAGAGCTGGATTCATGCACTGGGTGAGCTGAGGCACGCCCATGTACAAATCACTCACATGGAAGGACTGTAGCGATGACCGTAGGAACTGGATTCAAGGTGCTGATGGCGGTGTCGGGGGACGGTTTCGTCGCCCGGGGACCGGACGACCCAATGAAGTGGACGGGCCAGACAGACAAGGCGATCTTCAAGCTGCTCACCCTCATGGGTGACACAAACAAGGTGCTCGCAGGCCGCCGCACGGCCGAACTGATGTCCAAGCTGGCAGACCGTGAAGTCGTGGCCATCAGCCGCACCCACCACAAGGGCATCACGCTCCAGGAGGCTGCCTGGGCCCACCGTGGCGCCTGGCTCGTTGGCGGCCTGGACGTGGTCATGGCGGCCCTCGAGGCCAACCTGGTGGAGCGCGTCGTGCTGTGCCAGACGGCAGTGCGCCTTGGCAGGGGCGTGCCAGTCAATCCGCTGCTGAACTGGCTTGCTCGCGACTGCCACCACACAGTCAAGCTGGGCGAGATCTACGCCAACATCTACCTGGGGGTGAACCATGGCGCGTGAGAACCGCCTCTGGGAGTTCCTCCGCGAGGGCTGGAGGCCGATCGGCGTGGGCCTGCACTTCCGCCGGCTCGAGAACCAGGTAGGATCGGGCGACCCGGACGTAGATGGCTGCTACAGTGGCCGCTACTTCGAGCTCGAGCTCAAAGGCACCGACCGGCCGGCGTATTCTGGCACGGCGATCGACCTGGGCATCCGCAAGTCCCAGGTGATCTACCACCGAAAGCGCATGAAGGCCGGAGGAAACCACTGGCTCTACGTGCGGGTGGGCATCGGTAAGACTCTCAAGAAGTACCTGGTGCCCGGTCGGTACGTGGGGGAGCTCGAGGCGAACCCGCCGACCGAGGCGGAGCTCGAGGCCCTGGCCGTCCTCCCGCCAAGTCATAGTGCGCTGGATGTCCTGAAAGCCGTTACAAAGCCGAAACAAACATAGATCAGGCACGATTGAAAAGGGCGCTCCCATGCGCCCTTTTCTGTTATATGATGATCCCACTGCGACACACATCGCAGTTTCCCGCACTAACTACACTACTTGAGAGGATACATCATGGCATCGACCCAGCGCACTATCAAACAAGACACTATTGCCCTGCTGACCCGTAAGCGCCCGATGACCTACGAGGCAATGGTCTCTGAGCTTCAGAAGCGCCACCCGGACTGCAGCACGAGCGTCAAGACGGTGCAGTGGTACGCGAGCCGTCTCCGGGCGGACGGCACGGAGGTGAACGTCAAGCGGGCAAATGACCGGCGCAATTGGGGCACCCGCTCCAAGGCCGACGCGAGCCAACGCACACACTGATAGCCACTGCTGCTGAGAAACAAGGGCCCTTCGGGGCCCTTTTCCATTTCTGTTACAATTTTATTGAACAATATCATGTACGAGGGGGCTCCCATGCCCCTTGTTCTATATCATAATGAATCCATCGACACCCAAATGCTGGTGTCACTAACCGGGAGAACAACATGGCAGCTAAGAAGATCGGCGACATCATCCGCGAGGCCCTCGCAGCGGGCAAGGACACGGCGACCATCCTCGCCCTCGTCAAGGCTGAGCATCCTGGCGCTCAGACGACCTCGGCCAGCATCTCGTGGTACCGCTCGCAGATGAAGAAGCAGGGCGCTCCGGCCTCGAAGACGAAAGACACGGGGCCTCTCCGTTTCAAGGCCGGCAAGAACGCAGACGGCGGGCTGACTCTGACCCCCACGACCCCGGCCCCTGTGTCGGTGCCGGCCGCGTATGAGGCCCGCAATATAAAGAACATCAACGGCACTCAGGGGGAGGGATACGAGTGTACCCTCTACCGCGACGGCAAGCGGGTTGCCGTCGCGACGGACCACGCGGATGGGGCGCTTGTGCATTTTCACTGGTTTGATTCCAACACCTCTGCAACCGTCCACGCCTACAACTACGACGGCAAGTCCCGTTCTTACCTGCATCACTCTTATACGGGCACCGTTGAGGAGGCAATGTTTGCAGCCTTCTGCAAGGACAAAGGCTGGTTCGAGTCCCAGGGCATGCAGTTACACCATTCCATGGATACCGTCACCGAGGACCTCATCAACGACGCCCGGCTGCTCAAGCAACTTGCGAAGCTCACGAAAAAGGGCACTCGCATCGCCTTCATCACCGCCAAGGGAGAACTTTACACCCAAACCTCCCTGCCCAACGAGACGGAGGCAGAGGCAATCGTGCGCTTCAAAAAGAACTCGCCCGAAGCGACGGTTCTCAATGGGCTGTCTCCGGCCGAGGCAGTGACCCTCCTCAAGAAGTTCCAACACTAAGAACAAACAATGGCTTGACGGTACGCAATCCCCGTCAAGCTCGGGCATAATAATGGACTTGGGCGCGCGGGGCGCCCTAACATAGATCGGGAGAATAAGATATGAACACCAAACAAGAGATGGAAGTGCTCGACCTCACCAAACTGAGCATGGCGGCCCTCGTCAACATGGTCAACGCCCTCGGGGGCAGCGCGACCATGAAGACCTTCTCGCAGCGCTCCAAGGCCCAGCAGCGTGTCCTCTCACTGGCCGAAGCCACGGGGGTAAACCTGCTCGACGTCTTCGACGCCGAGGGGAACAAGCGCCCGGAGCCGACGGCCGAGGAGCTCGCTGCCGAGAAGAAGGCCCGGGAGGAAATCGCCCGGGTGGAGAAGCTCAAGGCCGAGGAGAAGCCCAAGGCCGAGGCGAAGCCCAAGAAGGAGAAGGGCGAGTCCATTCGGGCCTTCGCCGAGTGCCTCCTGATGGAGGTCGTGAGCAAGGACAAGGACGGGCGCAAGGTAGGCCACTCGTACGCAACCATCCTCGAGAAGATCAAGGAGCGCTACGAGGGCGCCAAGACCTCGGTTGCATGCCTCCGCTGGTACGCCGTCCACATGCGCGAGGCCGGCAAGATGCCCCCCACCCGTCCCCGCGCAATGCCGACAAAGCCCGATACAGCGGCTGCTGAGCAGAAGCCCGAGGCTTAATATGTCGAAGATGGTCACCTACATCGCAGGGGTAAATCATCGGCCGGGAGCCCGTCAGCGCTTGGCGGGCCTCCTGCCGGGCGAGTGCCTCCTTCCGGCCCGCGAGCCCGACAACGCCTACGACAAGAATGCCGTCGCGCTGTATGACGGGGACTTGCACGTTGGATACGTGCCGGCGGCAGACGCCCCGGCTGTGGCCAAGGCCCTGACTCAGGGGCTCAACGTGCGGGTGGCCTACAAGGGTGCGCCGTCAACAACGACGATCGAAATAACTTGGGGAGACAGAGCATGAGCAACACCGACACTGGCATCACCACCATAGACCTCGAGCAGCACAGCAGGCAGCTCGAGTGCCTCCTGGCCGCCCTTGCCCTACACTACGGCACCGAGGGAGTCCTTGTGGTCACGGACGTGCAGATTCAAGCCACGAATGGCAAGGCTTTCCGTCTTGACCTCGGCACGGAAGAGGGCGTGCGCATCCAGGCGTCGTCCCCCGCAAAAGTTCAAGTGGTGGCCCTGAGGCCGATCGCATGCAAGGCTCCGGGGATGATGCAATGACGTGCCCGACTAGCCCGATCCTCAAGATACTCGGCGCGGTCCTGGCCTTCCTGATGCTATTGGCCTGCCTCGGCATGGCCATGCTTGACGCTCTTGACCTGCCGATCGTCTACGAGAATGCGGTCACCGGAAAATGCGTCTACGTCGAGACGTGGCAAAGCTCCGGGGAGCGCCCCCTGTTCACGTGCAAGAGCAAGCCGACCTCGTACGAGCGGGTGCTGGTAGACCCGTACTGGCAGCCGCCGACGTACCGGGAGTGAGTAGAGCGGCTCGGCCCGCTTCCACAAGAGGCGGCCCCGGCCGACCGTGACTTCTCCCACGGAAGGGCGCCTGCAAAGGCAATCCCCCGCAAGGGGCGGACCGAAAGGCTCCGCCCCATTTTTATTGCCCAGATAAAAAGAGACCCCGCGGTCTTTCGACGGCGAGGCCTTAAAAGCTCCGACGGCGAAGGAGACAGCGGGGCCCGTCGGAGATGGTGGGGCCTACTTGAGGCCGAACATGGAGCGGATGCCCATCCAGGCAGAGGCGGCCAGGGCGCTGACCACGAGCCCGGTAGCTGCCAAGAGTAGCTTGGTCTTCATGCTGGCAGTGGTGAGCCGCCAGTCTCGGAGGTGCTGGAAGTCCTTCTGCATCTCGATCGGGTCGTTGACCGCGACACCCAGACGGACGAAGGTCTCCTCGACAGCCTGCTTGACCGAGTCCTGGATGATGGAGCGGAGCTCCTCCTCCGTGATGGTCAGACTGCGCTGGCTACTGGAATTCGGTGGCATTACTTGCTCCCTTGGGGCATGGTCGGTTGGCGGGTCTGACGGTAGAACTGGATCTGCCAGGAAGCCTCGCGCATGAAGCGGGCGACCTCGGCCAGGTCCCTTGACAGGGCCTCGTAGCCCGCGGCGTCGACCGCGAAAAGAGGCTCGCCGTCCACTTGGACGACGCGCCACTTCATGCCCTCAAGGCTTACCGGCTGGGGAGGGGGCAGGACTGGCGCCGGGGGCTGGGAAACCGGTGTCGGCAGGGGCATCGGGGCGGGAGGCACGCTCGAGCAGGCGCAGAGCCCGCTCAATACCAGCATTGATGTGAGTCTCGATAAGGGCTGGCTTGGCCCTGGCGAGGGCCGCGAGGTCGTGCTTGGCTTGGACACGTTTGATCTCCTGGAGGTACTCCCCGGCCGCAGCCTGGGAGGTAGCCTGTAACTCCAGGGCCCGGACCTGTACCTGGGACGCCTGGCGCCAGGCCTCGACCTCGTGCTCCCGGGCCGCAGTGACCGCCTTCTGGGTGTCCACTGCGTACTCGAGGCGCGCGGCCTTGGCGGTTAGCTCGGCCTTGGCATTCACCAAGCCCGAATAATGTCGCCATAGTACCGTGCCCGCCGCGGCGACAGATACCCCCAACGTGCCCACTAGGATGACCCTGGTCGCCAGTGGTGTGAGGTCCGGGAGCTTCACTTGTCCGCCAGTGACTTGGTGGTCCGGAACCGCAGGGCCATGTTGAGGACCGTCAGGACGAGCATGAGGCGCTGGTGCTTGTCCTGGGGCATGTATGGCGCCAGCTGTGGGGCGTAGGCCATGACCGTGTCCATGTTGAGCAGGAGGACTGCGACCAGGGCGTTGGCCCGGATGGTCCAGGAGCGCCCCGCGCCCCGGAGCTTAGCCTTGATAGTAGAGAGGTCCATTTGTGTCCCTGTGGTCTGTTTAAGAAGCCTGGTGGATGCCGACAGCGTAGCCCCCACCCTGTTTAGTCAGGAGCTGGCGGCGCGCACGGCGGTCGAAGGAGATGTGCACCCAGGTTCCCTCCTGGATGATCTGGTCGAAGACCAGGGTCGGCTGCAGTGCCAGGTGACGGCAGATGTCGATCGGCGAGCCGTAGGCAGGGCAGATGAAGTCGACTGCATGGCCGAGAATGTGGGCACTATCCTGGGCGCCACCGACCGCACGGTTCACAGCGGGCGAGCGGTAGCCGCTGCTGACGGTGATGGGCTTGTTGCCGAGGAAGGCACGCACGAGCTCCATCTGCTCGGCCGTGTGGGCTAGGTTGGCCAGGATCTGGTCCGATGCCGGCCGGTTGTCCAGGCCAAGGCGGGAGGCCTTCTGGGACAGGGTGAGCTCGGCCAGGGTGAAGTGGGGTGACAGCTTGTGGTCCATAGGACCTCCTTGTTAGAAGGGGGTGATGAACAGGGCCTGTTTGTCCGGGACCGGCGCCTCGGGCAGCAGGGCGAGGAAGTCCGCCGGGGCTGGTGCCAAGCGCGTCCCGGCCAGGATCTCGTCACGCATCGTCTCCCACTGCAGGCGCAGCTGTGAGCGCCAGGCTCTCAGGGCCTGGCTGGCCTCCTGGTACTGGGCGACACCCGGCTCGTCGGCGTAGGTGACAGCACTCTGAATGTCCCTGTACCCGAACTTGCGAGCCGTGCCATCCAGGTGCCCCTGAGCCAGGGAGACCAGGGGGGCTAGGGCCTGCTGGTTGTAGGTGATGATCTCCGCGGTAGTCCAGGCGATGACTGCCCTGCGAATCACCACCACCTGGCGGGCCGCATCGACCTCAAGGGTCTCCTCACCATAGCGCTCGTAAGGTCCAAGGGGCTCCGACTCGTCGACGCCTGGCCACCACGCACATCCTTGAAGCCCTAAGGACGGATCTGTCCAGGACAGGTCGGCCAGGGACTCGGGGTCGAGGCCCTCCAGGTACTCTGGAATTGGGGTGCGTGATGCGCCGGTCGGGGTAACGTAAATGAGGTCCATGGGCTATTGGTAGTAAGTGATGGTTAGGGAGCAGCCGACCGGCACCGTAAAGGTATGGACGGCCCCGGGTTGTAGGAGGGGCAGTGTAGGGGTGTCCACGGTAACTAATGGAGCCACATCGCCCTGCCCGCCCGGAAAATTTACGCCAAAGGCTGTCATGCTGACTCCATTAGTGGCGGGTGTGACGTCCCAGTAGGAGCTATCCGTGAACTGGTAGCACTCCTGAGTGCGCGCACCCCCACCAGCGTCTGTTTCAGGGCCACAGTAGTTAGACGGAAGTGCTCCAGTGTACGCCACCCCGTAAACAGTCCCGCCGTCCTGGGTGGTTACCGTGCCGCCTAATGAGGTGTTGTAAATCGTGGTGTGACGGTCGTACTGCTTGACGTAGGTGCTGTTCCCGGGCGAGCCGTTTTGGCCCTTGCCGACCATGGACTCAAACTTCAGGGTGGTCTCCGGCACTGTCCAGGAGATACTGGACCCAGTGTAGCCGAAGGTCTGGGACGTCGGGTTGACTCCGGAGAGGTTATTACGGGCCGTCGGAGATGAAAAATAACGGCGGGGCAGCCCGGCCGGCGAGGGTGCCGACGCAGGGAGCCCCGTCGGCTGGGCGCGAATAGTTCCCAGAGGATTTTGCATGACCTCGCCTGCTTAGAAGTCGGACCACTCGGACTTGAACACGACGCCCGAGGCCTGCGAAACTGCAATGCTGATGTAGAGCTTGTCATTGGCCTCCAGGCGAAGTGGCGCCAGTTCGCTGTAGCCGAACATGGTCTGCGCAGGGGCACTGGTTGTCGAGGACGTCCAGGCTGCGACAGTCTTCATGTCGACCAGGCGCTTCGTAGTACCGCCGTCCTTGCTCAGAAAGAGCATGGCATTCGTCGCGGTGATCGTGCCCCGTGGGAAGGCCGAGATCTCGGTTACCAGGGCGCCCTCGGGGCCCGCGGAGACGAGCAACTGGGTATTCGTCGGGTTGTCGTCGACGAAGGTACCGGGCTGGGTGCAGACCGGCGCGAGGGTGCGCAGGGTCTGGGCGAACGGGGCGGAAGAAATCTTCATGGGTTAATCTCCTTAAAATGAAAGCATGGCGGCGTGCAGGGTCTCTACAGGTATTGCACCAGCCGCGGGCACCCACTTATCGGGGTCCAACGCGGGGTCGATGGCACTCACCCCGGCTGCCTTGCACCGGTAGGGCTGGAAGTTGAGCGGGCTGATAACCACGGTGTACTGGGTGTAGTTGGTGGCACTGTTCCACGGGGTTGCTCCCGCAGCAGCCGCAGCGGCATTTGCGGCTGCCGTGGCGTTGCCCGCAGCCGTGGTAGCGGTAGTCTGGGCGGTGTCAATCTGGCCGATCGCGGTGTTGAGCTGGTCCACCATCGTAGGAAGTGCGGTCATCAGGGCATCACCGCGGTTCGAGAAGTTGGCCGGGTCCGCGCGAGAGGGTGCCGGAGTTGGCAGGGGCGTAAGCTTGTCCATTAGGTCAGTCCTTCAATAGTGATAGAGCAGAGGCTGTGGTTGGCGTAGGGGATCGTAATCTCCCAATCCTTGTAGAACCCCCAGACGAGCATCGACTCGAATCGACCGCCAACGCCGAGCCACACGGCAGGAGTATCCCGCACGCTGGTAAGAATGTAGGCGATGTAATCGACCAGGCCGTTGGGCAGCATGAAGGTGCCGCCGAACTGCTTGCTGTAGGCCCGGGGTGTTACCGTCGTGTTGCCGAAGGCGTCCGTCGTCTTCTGCGTGAAGCTGTTGACCCGGATAGACGGGTTCATCTGCAGATCGCCCAGGGAGACTAGGGAGCCCATGGAGATATTGCCAAGGGCGACTGGACTGCCGGCCGTGCTCGTGATGGTCACCGTGATAGACCCCGAGGAGTACGGTGGGAGCCCCGTCAGCACGACGTCCGAGCGCTGCAGTGGCTGGGTCGTGAAGTAAGCGTACCAGTCCGTCACCAGGACGTCAGACTGCAGGGAGACCGTGGTGTCATACACGACGCCGGTTCCCGGCACATTGACAGTCACCTGGGCACTGCCACCGATCACATTGAGCAGGGCCAGGGAGTCAATAGGCTGGTTCGGCGTGAACGTGAACGACAGGGAGGTTGTCCCCGTCGTCTGGGTGCCGTACTTGGCGTCCACGCACTTGTACTTGTTGGTGTAGCCGAGCTCCAGCCACTTGCCAGCAGCAGCGGTCGAGCCCGGCGTGACGTTTGTGTTGGCCACCTGGCACTCGTAGACCTTGTGGGCGGAGGACACGATGACCCTGTTCCCGATCGAGTAGGCCGTGGCGCTCGACCACTCGGGATAGTCGTTCTCCGCCACCGAGGATGCGGTCAGCATCCCCAGGGTCATCGTTATTGGCTTGATAAGTTCCATCAGGTCGCAGCCTTAGTCAAGAGGGCAGTGCCGTCGTCGGTCATGTTGCGGAACAGCTTGGTCTGGTCCTTGGTTGCCAGCACATTGGCCGCGTCACCCGCGCGCTGCTCGGCCCGCAGCTCACGCACCTCCGAGACCAGCTCCTGTACCAGGGTCTCGAGGCGGTCCTGACCGATCATGTCCCGTACCTGGCGGTTGCTCCAGACGCGGGCTGCACCGGTCGCGACCACCTCGAAGCCGTGCTCGCCGACGGCCGACAGCCCGCCGGAAGTGCTGCCGCCCGAGGCAAAGCCCTGGAGGGCCCTGTGCTCGCTGCTGTTGATAATATCCTGGCGAATCCGATCCAGCGAAACCCCGGACGCCGCTGCATTCATCCAGAAGGCCAGTCCCTCAGCATCTGCTCGACGGCCGAGCAGATCCTTGTACATCCCCTGGAGCTTGGCCTCCACCGAGTTAGTGATCTCATTCACCACCGTCTCTTGCGATGACCCGGTGGCCAGGCGGTCCTGCCAGTACGTCAGGCCCTGAGTATCCGGGGCACGTCCGAGGGCTGACTGGTAGGCCTGGTTGATAGCCGATGTGCCCCCAGCGACTGGGTTGTACTTCAGGCCCGCGATGGCTGACTGGAGGCCTGCCAGGGCGTCCGACACTGTCAGGAGGGTCGTGTTGAGGCCCTTGGCCTGGTCCACCTGCTCCTTTGCCTGCTCCAGCAGCTTGTCCAGGTAGCTGATCTGGTCCTGGGTCGCCTTCAGAGTCGCCTTGGCGACGCCCAGCTGGTCGTCGGTGTAGTCGGCCAGGGCCGCAATGTCACCCTGCGTCCGGTAGAAGTCCCGCATGTAGTCTTCATAGGTGCTGAAGCCATCGGTGCTGGTCTTCGAGGCTGCACTTATTGCCCCCTGAATATCTGCCAGGTTCGGCAGTGGGCCCCCACTCTTCACGGTGTTCAGGGCCTCGCGAATCTGGGCCTGCGCAGCTGCTCGGGTCGTGGCCTCAGTGCCAGATGCCTGCATATTGAGCAGAGTGCCGTGGAGGTTATCAGAGAGGCCCTGCAGCTTGTCCACGACAGCCTGCTCGGCCGCAAGCCGGTCTTCGAGGATCTTCTTCTCCCGGCCCACTACGGCCTCCAGGGCTGAGTAGGCATTGTCGACGTCCTGGAACAGAGCGCTCGCAGCCTCCTTGAGGGCATCCGCCACAGCCTTCACACTGGCAGCCGCGGCCTCTGCAGCGGGGTGCACCTGGTTGAAGGCCGAGGTGAGAGCCAGCAGGCCCGCCAGGCTCTTTGCGCCTTCCTCCGTACCTGCGGCGCCCGAGGCGATGAGCCCGTCGACGGTGGCCTTGAAGTCCTCACGAGTAGTCACGCTTGCGTAGCCCAGGGAGGCCATGGCGTCGGCCAGGGCCTTCTGGACGGGAACCAGCCTCTCGGCGTCCGTCATGAAGCTCTCGGCGTAGGCCGCCGCATTGGTCGCCAGGGCGTCCATGCCTCCCGACAGGGACATCAGGCGCTCCCTGGCTTTTGCCGAGTCCAGGCCCTTGCTGCCAAAAAGTACCTCGGCAGAAGTGCCCAGCATCTTTGCAGCCTGGTCTGTAGCCTTGAACTCGTCAGACAGACGAGCCAGGGTAGTGGCTGCAGTTTCACCAGTGTGCTTGAACTCAGCAATGGTTGGCACCAGCTTCGTGGCCAGCTCGTCCCCGATGCCTGCGAACATCTCTGCGATCAGCTGCTGGTTCTTTGCGTCGTCCTGAGTGAGCTGCAGCTTGATGTCCTTGGTATACCCGTCGATCTGGGTTGTCTCCACGCCCAGCTGCGTACCGAACCCCTTTACTGCAGAAAGCAGATTCTGGATGGTGTCGCTGAGGGCCGAGTTCAGGCCCACGTCCACGTCAGCAGTCTTGGTGTAGTGCTTGTCACTGCGGAGCCACCCGCCCTGCTCGACGATGTTAGCGTACATGTCACCCTTGAAGCCGGTCGCGTTGAAGGTGCCCTCGAGACCGGACTGCTCGATCTTGGGGTTCTTGCGACCGAGGATCTTCGAGTAGGTAGACATGCCCGAGAACATGTTGGCAGTGCTGTCACTTAGGCCGATGCCCTTGAGAATGTTGTTGAAGATCTGGCTGCCCCCCGACAGCTTGAGGGGATCCTTCATAGTGCCATTGTCGGCGTCCCATCCAGCACCATACAGCTTGTTGGACAGGGCCATGCCCGCCATGATCCAGCCGGCAATAGGGATGGCATACGTGCCTGCGCTCATACCCGCAGTGGCTGCGCCGGCCTCGCTAGTCATGCCCATCGCGCCGAAGGTGTCCGCAGCGTAGGTCGACATCGGGCCGGAGAGGCTCGAGCCATAGACGCCAGCGCCGTAGGCCGACGCGGAGCTTGACCCAAACATGCTGCCCAGCGTAGAGATGCCGCTACCAATGCTGCCGACAACACCCGACTGAAAGCCCGCGTAGAGGGTTTTGCCCGCGTTATATAGGCTCGCAGCGCTCTGGGCATTGCCAATAAGGGAGTTTGCCCCCGAGGTGCCCCCAGAGGACCCAACAGACCCGAGGCCCCCGAGAGACGAGACGTTCAGGCCAGTCATGTTGGCGATCAGCCGGATAACGAGGGGCTTGGCGAACATCTTATAGATCTCGTCGGCCACCGAAGCCTTGAAGGTCGTGGCAAGCCCCCGGGTCCAGGAGGTCCACGCGTTATGCCCCTGGCCGAGCATGGCCACAAAACCGTCGTGGAACGTCTTGTCAATCGTCTCCGAGGTCCGCTTGGCCTGCTCGACACGGTCCTGCATGGCCTGGTCATTTGCCTTCTTGATGGCCTCGTTGGCTGCCGCCGCGTCGTCCTTCACCTTGAGGTCGTTCAGCAGGCGGTTCTGCTCCTGGAGGAGCAGGACCTTCGCCTCCATGGCGGCGATCTCGACGTCGTCCCGGTGCGGGTCCTGCATCTGATTGTTCAGCTTGGCGATCGTGTTCAGGTTGATCTGCTGGGTTGAGAGCCCGTAGTTCTGGATTTGCTCCTTCAGCTTGGCGTTGGCGTCAGAGATGTCCTGGATCTCTTTGGTCGCGGTGGCCAGGCGCTCCTCGTCTGCCTTGCGCTGCTCCTCCGCCTCCTTGCGGGCCTTCTCGGCCAGCAGGTACGCCTCGAGGCTTACAGCTAGCCGGCGCTTCTCGGCGTCGGACAGCTTCAGCACTCCAGTACGCAGGTCGTCCATGATCTTGGCAGCGTACTCCTGACCGTCAGTCAGCTGGCCCTCGGTGGCCAGGGCGATGCGCTCGGCCGCCTCCTTCTCGCCGATCGTCTTGATGAGCTCCTTGTAATGCTCCTGCATCTGCTTGGCGGCTTCCTTGGCCTTCTTGTCGGCCTCCTCCTGGATCTGGGCACGCTTCTCCTCGGCCTCCTTGTCGGCCTGGTCCTTCTTGCCCTTCTCAATACGGGCCTTCTCCTTGGCGTCGGCGGCCTCCTTGGCCTTCTTGTCAGCCTCGGCCTGCTGCTCGGCCGACTGCTTGGCGGTCTTGTTGGCCTTGGTCAGCGCATCGTTGAAGGCACGGGCCTGGTCAGAAGCGTTCTTGCTCTTCTGGAGGCCAGCCTGCCAAGCGTCCCAGGCCTTCGAGAACTCGCCACTCGCCAAGAGCTTGGCCGCGTTGCCGAAGCCCTGAATCTGGTCGCCCAGGCCGACCAGAATGCCACTCAGGGTCGCGCCAACCTTCACAGTCGCGCGGGACATCTTGTCATAGACGAGGAGCAGGGCGGCCCCGATCTTCTCGAAGTTGCCCTCTTTCCCGCCCTGGCGGTCGACCTCGGCGTTGGCGGCCTTCAGGGCCTTGGTGAGGTCCTCGACCTGCTTGGTGAGGACCGGCAGAAAGACCTCGCCGGCCTTCACCTTCAGATCCTCGAAGTAGCGCTTCAGGGACGAGAGCTGCTTGCCCGCGGTCGTCAGCGACTCCTCGTAGATGCCATTGTAGGCGGCGGCCTCCTTCATCACAAGATTCGTCCGGGCGACCATCTTCTGGTGCTCGGTGAGCTTCTCCGTCGTGGTGTGCAGTGCGATCGCCTGGGCCTTGTATGCGGCCTCGAAGCTTACCTGCAGGCCGAGATTATGCAGCATGTCCGACTGTCCGGACTTAATGCCATGGATCAGGCTGGCCAGGGCCTCGCTTGAGTTGACGTTGGCTACCACAGCCAGGTTCTGGGCGATGCGCGCCAGGTCGGTGGCCTTGGACAGGTCGATGTGGGCAGTGGACAGCTGGGTAAGGGCGTCGCGCGACTGGAGCATGGAGATGCCCGTCGTCTGGAGCTGCTTCTGGAGCTCCAGCATCTTGGCATTTGTGTAGCCTGCATTGTTGCCGGCCACGCGCATGACGACGCCCATGGTCTCGTAGCGAGCCGCCAGCATGGCGGACTCCCGGATGTGATCAGCGACCTTGTAGGCCGCGTAGGCAGCGGCGAGCTTCTTGTACATGCCCGCCAGGGCGTCGGTGGCAGAGCCAAGGCGACCGGTAGCCCCCTCAGCTTGCCCCGCAGATGCGGTAAAGCGGCCGAGCTCTTCCCGGGCACGTGCCACCGGGCGCGAGTCGACCGCCAGTCCTAGGGTTGCAATGTCGACGGTCATTCAGTCTCTTCCTTGTCAAACTGCTTGGATATGAAGAGCCTGTCTAGCCGCCGGATGGCCTCCAGCTCGTAGGCCACCAGCTTGATGCCATTGAGGCGGCTCCAGGACTCCAGCTTCTCACTGCTGAGTGGGTCGCCGTTCCCGAGGAGGCCGCTCGGGCGCTCCTCGTTCAGCTCGTAGAACCACTCCAGGACGTACTCGAGCTCCCTCGGGCACTCGGGGACGTCGAGCTCCTTGGGCCTGATGCGCGTTTGCCTCTCTACACTGAGCAGGTGCTCGCGGAGGGTCGCCCCGTCCTTCTGTCGGACGTCGAGGCGGAACTCCCCGCGAGCATGTTCGAGGAGCTCGCCTATCAGGCCGTCGTAAAACGCGAGCGGTCGCCGACGGCGGCGTCGACCTGCTCACGGATCCACGGGTACTTCGTGTAGATAACAACGGCATTCTCATACGAGAACGGGACTTCCTTGCCGCCCATGACCATATTCCGCCAGCCGGTAGTGACAGAGGCCAGCAGCTCGATGGCGTCCTGCTCGATCTCGTCGGCGCCGATGCCGATGCGGAAGCCGGTCTTCTGCAGCTTCTGCGTGCGCTTGCGGCCCTGCTGGGCCTGCACCTGGCGGAACTTGTCGCTGTCCTTGCCCAGGAGGCCGATGTGGATGTCCAGGTCCGTGCCTTCCGTCGGGTGGAAGAGCTCGATCTCAGCGCCGTTGTTTGCGTCCTTGATGGTGTCGATGCTCGCCAGGTCGAACTGGGCCTTCTTGGTGTCGACGGCGGTGATGGTTTCGTTGGTCATGCTCGCTGCTCCTTCGGGTTCAATTTTTATGGGTTGTGGTAGCCGCTGGCTAGACTCCCGCCCCCGCGGCTACCAGAGGGGCGGGAGGGGCCTGCTTAGACGGTCGAGTCCTGGATGGCGATGGTCGAGGCGATCGCGTTGCCGTTCTGGCCGCCGCTGTTACCGCTGCCCAGGAGGGCCGTGTACGGCATGGTGATGACCAGGCCCTTCTGGCCGTCGTCCTTGGTCGCGCCACCGGCCTTCAGGCGCGGCACGGTGAAGCCGATGAAGTCCGCGCCCGGGGTGTTGTCCGCGGTGAAGGCGCACATCAGCGAGGCCTCGGTCTCGTTGCGGAAGATGTCCCGCAGGGAGACGTCAGTGAAGTAGGCGGTCAGGTTGCCAGTCACGTCGATCGAGCCCATGAACACGTCCGGGGAGACGTTCGAGCCCACGACCTGGCCGGTCGAGGCATTGCCGTTGATCGACAGGGTCAGGCCGGTCAGCACTGCCACCGCCACGCCATTCACCACCAGGATACCGTTGACAGCGGCCAGGGCCTGGCTCGCGGCCGGCACGGTCGGGTTGGTGAAGTAGGCGCCCAACTGGCTCTGGGTGGTCATGTCACGACCGACGAAGGCGGTCTCGACAGTCGCCATGCCCGTCGATGGCAGGTTCAGGTTGACCGAGCCCACACGGCACGAGTCGAAGATCTCGGACTCGTCGATGTCGGAGTAGTAGTGCTCGACCGTGTAGAGATCGTTCACGTGGCCGGTCGCGGGGATCCAGGTCTGCTTGCCCTTCACGGTGAGGGTGACGTTATCCCCAGCTGCCTTAGCGACGACAGCGCTGCCGTCCAGGGTCATGACGGTCATGATGGTCGGGGTCAGGCCGATAACCATCATGTTCTTGCCATTGTTGGCAGTTGCCGGGGCCACCCAGCCCGTACCGCGGAGCACCTGGCCGAGCTTGAAGCCATCGGCAATGAACGAGCCAGCCGAGCGGGTGAAGGTGCCCATGTTGCCAGTGGTCGAGGCCGCGGCGATGGTGGCGATGGCGCCAGTGGTCGGGGCGATCTGCCAAGCCTGGCGGACGATGCTCTTGAAGAAGTCGACGTGAACACCCGCCTTCAGCTCGTCCGACACGGTGCCACCGACCGAGCGCATGCCGTGGCGGAAGTCGGCCTTCTGCATGTCCTGGCGGATGGCATTCGAGCCATAGGTCTCCTTCTGCAGGTCCAGGTTGGACGAGACGCGGGGCAGGGCGACAGCGCCTGCGCCGGCCGTGGCCGGCACGCCGTAGGTAGTCTGGGGCTTGTAGCGTACGAGCTTGAATACGCCGTTTGCGATAGTCATTGGGACACTCTCCTGGATAGGTCCCAACAGTGGGGCCTGTCGGGCTCGATGGGTGAAAAACCTGCCTTATTATGGCCGAGCCCGACCCGGGGAGTAAACCCGTGGCGCTGGACTAACTCGGGCGCGTGAGGTGCGCCTGCCAGCTGAACTCTACAGCCCTGCTATATAGGGTGCCGGAGGCCGGGGCATCCCGGACAGCCCCAGATCCCACCACGATCGCCGTGGTGGCCGCGAAGCTGAGGACACGGCCGATTCGTAGGCCCTCGGCCAGGCGCGTCTCCATGGCCCTCAGGGCCGCAGTGCCTGACAGGCGTGGGGCATAGAGGACGACTGTCAGGGTGCCCTCATGTACGTCATACCCCCCGGGTCCAATGGACCCGATGGTCTTCCGGAGGGCCTCGACCCCCACCAGGCCCCACAATGCACCGTCGGTCGGCCGCTCAAAAGGGGCATTTTGCTCGCCGAGCGGTATGCCCAGGTTACATGACAGTACCCCGAGCATCAGTGCTTTATGCAGATCGCTCTCATTAGGCACCGAAAGCACTGGCTCTGCCTGAACCGAAGAGTCGGTCTCGAGAATAAGGGCCCCCGTGCCCGCATCGGTCAGGTGGGCAGCCAAGAGGGACTGAGCGTCTAAGGCCATCAGTGATCTTCCGGGTTAAAGTACATGGTACGGTCGAAGCGCTCCTTGTTGACACAGGTCATGCGAAACCTCAGGAAGTGGGGGGCTGGCTTCGTAGTGTCCAGCGTCACCAGGGCCACCATCAGGTTGCCCTGCGCCTCAGCGGGCTCAATCACGACGACCCCCGCTGAAGGTATACCCTCGACTGACGCGACGGTGGTGCCCCGGTCCGTCAAGTCTTTCGCTACGTTGGCCACGACGTAGTTGTGGTCGTCCGGGTCGACGTCCATCTGCCACGTGCCGTCTTTGAAATATGGTTCCTGTGCGTTCATCAATCCTCCGCCGCCCTGGGTCTCAGAGCCAAAGTTAACTGTTTTTTTACCCCCCGGGAACACGACTATTTTTCTTCCTCCCGGAAATACCACAACATGGGTGGGCGGTATATCCCTGGCGTCGATTTTTGAGGGGGACACCCCGAGGCTGCGTGGAGCAATTTGCCCCAGTGCAGATACTCCAATTGCCCCGTATCCAACTATCATGCTAGCTCCCGGTTACCGTGATCGGCGCGCAGGGCTGTAAAGGCGCCCCGCCCATCGTCTTGTTGACGTAAGCAAGGTTATCATACAGGCAGCGTGCTGGGTCGAATGAAAGGCCGGGGCCACTCACGGCACCGCACGGCACGTCCATGTATGCATTCGATATCGTTAGTGGCCCGACAAACGAAGCCGTCAGAGACAGCTTGAACTGCGCCGCCGCCGTAACTGCAAGCATGTACGGGATAATCGCGCCGGTCGAGTCCTTCACCTCCAGGCTCGTTACGCCTGTGCCAGTGCCACCAGTGCCATCGGCCAGGGCTGTGCCACCGGCGTGAATGACATTGACGAAGACATCCGACCCGGTTAGGCTTGCCCCGCCAATCTTTGGGCCTGCTCCGCTTGTGCCGATACCGTACATGCTCGCAAGGGCAGAGCGCGCCGCACGACGGTAGACGCGGGACAGCGTTTGCCCGCTTTGATGAACCGGGTCATTCGGCGTATCACCGTCATAGGCCGAGCTGGCAAGGAACCATCCATCAGTGGTATTCGCGTAGTCAGTCTGGTTCGCCCGCATGATGCCAGACTTCGCGTAGCTGCCATTGCAAGCACCGAGCGAAACCATACCGATTTTGAAGTTCGACTTGTTGCGGCCCTTTGGGGCGAGCATCGATAGGGACTGCGATTGCAGACCATCCCACGAAACCCGCATCTGCGCAGTCGTCTTCGTGAGCGTGTCCGCCTCGCCCTGTGACCACAGCATGCCCTCGACATCCCCACCGACAGCGGCAACGGCTGCCGCGAGCTTCGTCCAATTTGTACCGACTGACGGAACCCACGTATCGATTGACACACCCCCTTGCGCGGAGAGCACGATCAGAACAGGCACGCCAAGTTCTTGAGCCAGCATGTTTGCGAAGTAGACGGGCGGATCACATGGTGTTACCTCGTTGTACCAAGGTGGCCCGGCCGGGTATCCCGCTTGGCCGTTCAGGATGAAAGGCGCTGACGGGATTGCCCTCGTGGTGTTGTTGCGATTGCCAAGCAGGCCCCGCAAATTGTTAGCCACATCCCACGCGTAACCGTTCGCGGAGCCAGTCGGGTACTTGTCCGGGGTGCTGAACGAGTTGACCATATTCGATTGGCCGGACCAAACGAAGATCGCCCCGATGACGAACTCATTGACGCCGTTGGAAACCACGCTGTTATCGATGCCATCACGGATTTGCAGTTTGCACCGCTTCGCCTGTGGAATGCGCAGTTTGCCACTGCCGACACCACCAGTAGGGCTTGTGGCAATCGTCGTCCAGGGCGTGACTTCGGCGCCGGCCGAATCGACCGCACGCGCCTGCACAATGGACGCAGACCCGGTGTAGGTGAACGGGACATCAACGTCGTAGTAGGTAGTCCCGGCCGTGCGCTGGAAGAAGGTGCCCGCCGACACATCAGTAAGCGTGAGAGAGGCTGCGGCAGTCTGTGGTGCGCCAGGGGCTCCCACGGCCGGCCTCTCACCACGCAGACGTAATTTACCGTTTGAGGTGCGCGGGATCATCCGGCGTACCCCGTGATGACCAGACCGTTAGGATTCGCGAGCACCCATCCAAGGATTGCGCCGGTAGCTGCATCAACCTCACAGGCATGGAAGTAATTCGGGGTCTGGTCGTTAGCCGCAACCCACAGCAGGGCGTTGTCGATGATGTTCGTGCCATTGTTGCCCGTCGTGACCAGGCCGTTCTGCGACGCACCGAGGTTAGAATTCGGATTCGGTGACGGCACTGCGGTGCTGAAGTACCGGATATCCGCGGCAGTTGGCTGGTTCGGCGATTTCGTCCAGCCAGATACGACACGGCTGGTTGATGGTACTTCGACGCCATTTTTCTTGAAGTACCAATAGCCATTTCCATTAGTGGTAAGCTTGGAACAGTCAAAGCCACGACCCGCTGGTGGGTAGCTGGCGTACGTGTAGCTGCCAGCGACACTTGAATCGATTGGGCCGTCCTTGATCCTATTTGGTGTGGCGCCGTAACCCGTGAGGGTATAGACAGGCGCTGCCGCGGCAGCGGTGGTGGCCGTGACGGTTGCCGACGCAGGGCCCGAGCCCCCAGAGTTCTTGGCCTGAACTTGGAACTCGTAGGCCTGTGAAGCCAGGGGCAACGCACCAACTGTATAGCTGGGTGTCGTCACATTGCTGGCCGCAGTCGTCCAGGTGGCATCACCCTGCTTGCGATAGCTCACAACGTAAGAGGTGGCCCCACTCGTAGCGGCCCAGGTCAAGGGCACGCTATTGCTTGTTGACGTGCCCGCGGTCAGGCCTGTGACTTGGCCGGGGGCATTAGCGAGCGTCGTAGCAGTGTTCGTCAGCGCGGTAGACGTCTTGCCCGATGCGTCCCAGCAACGCCAGCGAATTGTATACTGGGTATTTGGCGTGAGCGTCGCAGGAGTAGTGTAGGTCTGGCTGGTGCCGTTGTCGATCCAGTTCGGGGTACCAGTGTCGACGCTGACTTCGTACTTGACTACGCCCACGTCGTCGCTGCCCGCTTGGCTTAGGGTGGTCGTCAGCTGGGTTTGCGTAACGTTACTGTAGTTCGCCGCCCCGCCCAGGGTGGGGCTCTGCGTATCACCGCCACCTCCAGCAGCCGAAGCCATCGTAAAGGGGACAGTGCCTGCTGCTGATTCATTGCCGCTATTGTCGACGGATTTAACATATCCAGTATAGCTGTTACCCGCCGTCACCCCAGCCGTGATATTCGTAGTCAGCACGTTGCCTACGTTTGCCCATGTTGCATTGTCAGTACTTACTTTATAGTAAGACACACCAGACCCGCCCGTGTTGTCTGTGGAAGCTCCCCAGCTCAGAGTCAGTTGGGTCTGCGTAATATTCGTAGCTGTCAGATTCGTCGGGGCACTCGGGGCCACAGTGTCCGTCGGCGCCGTGCTGCCCAGCTTGGCCCGGATGTTGCCCCAGGTTGTATTGAAGCTGTTGCCTGACGAGTTGCCGACCTCAAAGACGTCGCTGTCCGAGAGCGTCGTGATGTTTGACAGCTGAGACAGGTTGAAGCCCTCGCTGAGCTGGGCAACATCGGCCAGCCACTGGGCATTGATGGTGTTCGACGCCGTGCCGGGGGCTGACAGGGTGACATCCGCGCCGTCAGCCGAGCTGTCTAGGATCTTGGTCCGCGTCAGCTGAGTCTCGCTGGTGATGGTATACAGGCCCTCCAGCCAGTTGCCTGCATCGTCCTCGATCGTGTAGGGTACATTCGTGTCACCCACCTTGAGGGCCTTCGGGTCATTGGCTCCGACGGCGATGACCTTTGCCAGCGTGCGCATGCCCTTCGGGGTCGTCGTGGCGAGGTTAACCACACTGGTGCTAGTGCCAGTAGTATTCTGGCTCAGCCTGTTGGCAAATTTGTAGATAGTCATAGGGTATCTCGTAGGAGGGCAGGGTCGTGAGGCCATCACGACGACTCGGCTAATTATGGTCGTCAACCCTCGCTCGGGTAAACCCGTGGCTACCTGATGAGACGCCCTGTCCAGTAGACCGTAAGGCTACGGAGAAGCCCAGAGGCAATTCGCCCATCTGGCACCATCCGAATGCGCCCATGAGCTGACAGGTCGACCAGGGTCGTGCCATCGGTGAGCCTCCGGCCTACGTGGAGCACCGCCAGGGCTTTCACAGTCTGGGCCTCGAGTTGCCCCTCTTTGGTCCTAGAAAAGTGGAGGTCGACCTGCATGAAGCCACTGATGCCATTGGAGCCCCCTTCTCCCAAAGTAATGGGGTACTCGGGACCAAGGAGGAGGTGGACCTCAGCCCACGGGGCTCCTGGTGCCAAGACGGGTGGAGGCAGGTTTTCACCCGTCAGAGGTACCTGGACAGCCTCTTGAGCAGCCTTAAGCAGCAGCCGGCGGAGTGCATCGCGGGGGGTCAAAGGAAGGCCCTCGCCTTTTTCTCTACGATCTCTTGCCAGCGTGCTATGGCAATGCGCACCATGCCCTCGGGCGCCTGACGAGACCAGCCCTCGTACTCAATTTGCTCGACGTAGGGCAGGCTATTGACCATGTAGACCACGTCCACCATGCTGCCTAGGTTGGCGAGGGCCTCGGCGAGGGCGAGGCTGCCATTCGGATCAAGCCGCTCAGTCGTGCGGACTGCTGGAGAATTGATGGTGGTCTGCCAGTTGCCGCGGAGCCGGCCGGTGTCGACAGGTGAGCCCATGATGATGAGGGAGAACACCTCCAGGGCCGAGGCCCTACGCACGCGATCAATCTTGACGATCGCATCGTGGCCCCAGGCCTGCACGGCCGCCGTGAAGGTGGTCACACCTGCAGCCCAGCGATATAGACGACGTCATTTACGCCGTCCAGGTTGATGGCAGTAGAGCTGAGCACTGTCCAGACCTTTCCACCGAAAAGGGCCTGGTCCCCACGTGACGGCACGAACGAGGCCCCAACAGCTCCAATGACGGCGAACTTCACCTCGGTGAGAGCTTCAGTGCCGTCAAGGGGCTTCAGGTCGAGGTCCTTAAAATGTACTGCAGTGTCTGTGACTGGAAGCACGGCGGTCGGCAGGGTCTGGGAGGCCTGGGCCGTCGCGGCGACGGAGCCCTCCACTAGGTCAGACTGCGTCTGGAAGCGGACGAAGGTGACCGGCTGGCCGAGGTCGGTCAGGAGCTGAGAGACGTCGAGCTGCAGGGCCTCGTAGAGGGCACTCATTAGCCCCTCCCAACCGAGCCGCTGTTGCGGGAGTTGAGGAGGCCCGCGCTCCTGAGCAGCAGATCGACGGCCGGGTACGACGGGATCAGCCCGTCAGGGCTGTCCGCGTACTCGACGGTGGACTCGACCGGACCAGCCTTGCTGGTCTTTTTCTTGATGCGCTGGCCCGTGGCATCGAACGTAGGGTCTGGCATGAGGCCGCCTGGCTTCTTCAGCTCGCGATACGCCAGCTGGCAGGTGGCCCGCTGGATGGCACTCCACTGCATGGTGGTCAGGAGGTACCCGGGCTCCAGGGTGTTGTAGTCCTGGGGGAAGCGGGAGCCACCGCGCTCCTCCAGGTAGCGCGGGCACTGGGTGCCCTGCTTGGCACGCAGGGGCACGCCGACGAAGGAGTAGCGGCTGTCCAAGAAGTCGGTGGCCAGCACCAATGCCTGGGAGAGACGCTCGTCCGGGTAGGAGGACAGGTCAACCCCGCGGGTCGTGTGGTAGGCCTTGAGCACGTCCAGGTCGACGTAGGAGTTGGCTCCTTCGACGGTGGCACGGTCGTCTTGCACGATGAGGGTCATCCTGTCCTCCTAGGAGTTATGCGCGGGCGGCGCGGGCCTTGGCGCGGGTGTAGCCGGTGGCGATGGCCTCGACCTCGTCACGCGACGGCTTCTTGCCGACGAGCTCGGCCAGGCGGTCGAGCGACGGCAGGTTGTTGGAGGTCCAGTCGCCGTCCGCCTCCGGGTCCAGGGCGCCGATTGCCTCGCCCAGGGTCACGACGGCTGCGGTCGGTGCAGCCGAAGCTGCTGCGGGCTGGGCGACCTGCGTCGGGGCTGCTGCGGGCTCCTGGATGGTGACGGCTGCGATGTCGAGGGCCGGTGCAGCGGTCTGCTGGACCAGGTCGACCGCAGAGGCCTGCTGGCCTTGCACCTGGGCGCGCAGCGCAGCCAGCTCGGCCTCGAGGGCCTGGTTCTTCGCGATGGCCTTCGGCACGGCGCCGTAGTAGCTGAAGACGTTGGTCAGGGCAATGACCTGCTCGGGGCTGCCCTGGAAGTGGAACTCGCCGTCCTCGAACTGGTGGCCATTGATCTGGATGTCCTTGCCGGCGTGGACGCCGACCAGGACGAAGGTTTCTTGGGCGCTGCTGGACATTGCTGTACTCCTTCGGTTTAGTTGTGGTGGATGGAAAAAGCCCCGGAAAGCCAATTCTGACTTGCCGGGGCTTCTAGGGGAACCGACGATTAGTTCGTGATGCCGGTCAGGCAGGCGATGCCCTTCTCCGAGAACAGGGCCAGGCCGCAGTACCACACCACGCGGGTGATGTGCTCGTCCTTGCTCTCGCTCTCGCCGACGTCCTTGATGTGCATGCCCGCAGCCTGGGCGGCAGTCAGGCCAGCGATGCCGTGGGTACGGCTGCCATCGTCGAAGGTGCCCGCGAAGACCGAGGTGGCCTTGGTCGAGGTGCCTGCGGTCTGGGTCACCGGGATCCAGTCATTGCGCAGGATCGGGATACCGCGGTATGCCGGGACCTGGCGGCCGGACGGCATGGTGTAGATGTCGGCCGGGCTGGTGCCGCCCAGGCCGCGCAGCAGGGCGAGGTAGGCGCGGCGGGTGCGGCCGTTCATCATCAGGTAGTCCACCTGGCCATCCTTGTCCAGCACCAGGTCGATCAGGGCGTCCAGGTCCTCGAAGGACAGGTTGGCGCCGTTGACCGCCGCGGTGCCAGTGCGCCCCTGGTCGGCGCCGATCTTCTGGGCAGCCGGTACCAGTGCCAGCAGGCCGGTCATGTTGTCGCCGGTGCCGTCGCCGTTCATCATCTGGTCCTGGAACTTGCGGCCGCAGCTCTTCGCCTTCGAGGCGATCTGGGTGGCCGCCTGGTCATTGCCGTCGCCGGAGCGGGTGGCCTGGATCAGGCCGTTGACCTCGGCGTCGCCGATGATGGTGGTCAGCGAGCTGTTGACCTTGGTGAAGGTCGCCGGGTTCTTGGCGGTGATGGTGGAGCCGACGCCAGCCATCTGCACGTCGCCCAGGACGTTCTCGCGGTTGTAGGCCAGCGAGTTGCCGTCGATGCCGTCGAAGGGCAGCAGGTCGTACAGCTCGTTGACGGTGATGACGTTCTCGATGACGCCGGCGACCAGGTCGTCGTTCGCCAGTTTGGCGCTTTCCGCCAGGGTGATGGAAGGCATGTGTCTATCCTCTGTGATGTGTTAATGGTATGTGTTCTCAGGGTGCCGGATCGCCCGACCGGTCGCCCTGCCTCGACATCACGCCTACCGCAGGGGACATGCGAGGCTCGCTCGCGTGCTCAGATCAGAGTTTACCCGAGCAGGCCGGGTTCGTAACCCCGTAAGCCAGCGCAGAGTGTAAGTCTTAAGATCGAAAAAGCTCGGCTCAGACAGTTGAAGCCTAGGTGCGCCTGGCTTTCGGGACTTTTGAGCCGGTCTGAGGCCTCGGCGCGGTGTTCGCCCAGGAACGCAATCGGGATGCATCGGCCGTCCCCCTCCGTGTTCGGCCAGGAGCCCGTCGACATGGCTCCACGGCACCACGACAAACTGCCCCAGATGCCCTATACCTCCAGATTGCCTTTAGAATCAATCACTTAGATTCCTTATTCCCTTATATTCTCTTTATATCTCTCTAGATAAATAAAAGAATATAAAGAAATAGAGAAAAATAAGGGAAACGGGGCTCCCATGAGGGGGAATTCCCAGCATAATGAATCCATCAGCTAAACAACTGGAGCAAGACATGAAGAGCCACGTATTAGTACGCCTCGGCAACGGGACTGTGATGACCCTCTGCTACTTCAGGGGCTTTCAAAAGAAGAACACCCTGAACGGCCTCGTGACCGGCAAGTTCTTCGACACCCTCCCAGAAGAAAATCAATGCTTGCACTGCAAGCGTGTCCGCGAAGCCGACAAAGCCAAGAAACAAAAATCTTAAGGAGAACACCATGAAAGCCTACCAAGTCCTCATGTACGGGCAGCTCGACGAAGTCGACTACGAGACCACCCTCAACCTCGCAGTCGTGCCCAACCCGGTCTTCCTCTCGCTCGCGGGGGCCTCGGCCTTTGTCCTCGAGGACATCAATACTCTTCGCACCGAAGGTAACGAGGGCCTGCCGGAAGGTGACCATGCCCCGGTACTCGCCGAGGTGCCTTGGAAGCCCTTGGTAAAGACCTCGTCGTCCCTCTTCGACCCTAACCTCTGCTACTTCTTTGACGATCACACGGGCGTCACGTACGAGATCGCCGAGATCGAGATCAACCCATAAGCCAACGGGCTCTTCGGGGCCTTATAAAATGATAAAGGGCCCCGAAGGGCCCTTTGTCTTTTGCTGTAAATCTTGCAATTAGCGGCGGCGGCTAGCGAGGCCGGCAGCGATCTTATCGTTGGCACTACGTTCGCCCTGCTTCGGCGGGACGTGCTGCTTGCCCGAGCCAGGATTCATGCCGGTGCCGCTCTTGCCCTCGCTCTCGAAGGCACGGCCGAAGACGGCGCTCGACTTCATCTCCTTCACGAGGTCCTCGACCGTCATGAAGCCGCCCGAGGCGTTGCCGCGCGGGTCGCCGGCGGCATCCACGACGCGCACCACGTAGTCGTCGCCCTCCTTGATGACCTTGGTCTGCGAGGTGATGTGCGGCAGCAGCAGCTCGGGCACACCCTTATTGGCGGCGATGGCCGAGACGGCCGCATTGCTCACCAGGTACTTCTGCAGGGTCTTGTTCATCGTCTGCAGCTCGCCATCCTTGCCCTCGAGCTGCTTCTTGTAGCCCTGCTCGAGGCTCTGCTTCATCTTGTCCCAGTTGACCTTGCCGTCCTTGGACTCGCTGATGGTCTTCTCGACCGCCGCGCGGATCGCATCGGCGGTGTGGGCGTCGTCGCCCTCCAGGCCCAGCAGCTGGCCGATGGCGCTATACTGGCTCGGGTCGATGCGGCCCTTGCGTGCCTCGTCGGCCTCTTTGCGGGACGCCTTCAGGGACCTGTTCAGGCCGTCGACCGCGCCCACCACGCCCTTGTAGGTGTCCTGCAGCACGTAGCCGCCTTCGCCCTGGGTGTACAGGCCGCGGAACTGCTCGGGGACCTTGTTGAGGTCAGCGACGGTGGTGTTCTCGCCAAATACGAAATCCATGCTTTCTCCTTCTCCGCGTCACGCGGGTTAATCGGGCTTCGCGCCCTGGGTTGGGTAGACTTGCAAGATAGCGCAGGTCCATTGCAGATTGAGCCAGTGTTTACAGTGAGGCCCTGAGCTGGTCGAGCGTGTACTCCTTGCCACGCTCGTCGATGAACTTGTCAAGTGTCAGCCCCTGGCGGAACAACTCGGCCTTGCCAATGCCGAGCACGTCCTCCTGGAAGGCCTTCGGCTGTCGGCGCAGCCACTCGTCGTACGTCACATTTGAGGCCGCTTGTCCGATATTCTCGTTCGCCCACTTATTGCGCTGGGACCGGATCGCGTCGTCCCGATCGGCCTTGCTCATGCCCTTCCAGTCGTCCCCGGCCTTGGCCTTGGCCTCCGCCCGAAAGTCGACCTCCCTGGCAGCCCGCGTGCGGGTGTCCCGGACCGTCGGTCGATTGCCGATGATGGCTTCACCGTCTAGTACGGGGGTGGTAGTGGAGCGGCAGTTGACGTGGGCTGGCGGCCTCGGGCCCTCGTCCATCGCGTAGACGTGGCCGTCACGCCCGCGGCACACACTAGACGTGCGACCGTCAAGGGTAGCAACCCAGCGTACTCCTGAGATGATGTCAGCGTTAGCCTTCCATACCTCCTGGCGCGCCTCGGACGACACGTGCGCCACGGCCGTGCGGGCAATGGCTTGAGCGTTGCGACGGGTGATCGACAGTACCCCGTCCTCATAGGCATTAGCCCGGGTACCACGGATGCGGCCGACGAGCTGGTCCAGGGTCTCGCCCTGCGTGACTGCCAGCCGGACCTGCTGCTCGATCCGGTGGATGTCCCCAGCTCGGAGGTTATTGAGCCAGCCCTCGAGAGGAACGCCATTAATGGGCCGTCCCGCCGCGGCCTTCAGTGTGGCCAGTGACACAGCGTTGAGCTTCAGGACCACAGGGCACGAGGCCTGGATGGCCCCGAGCTCCCAGTTTGCCTCGACATCGGCCAGCGACTCAGCGTCCCGGGAGATCTCCTCCCGGAGGCTCTCCATCAGCGTCGCCCGCTGCTTGCGAATGTCGGTCAGGAGGGCCTTCAGGCGGGCCTCAGAGACCTCGGTAAGTTCTGTCTGGAGCTTGGCCACCAATTCCGCGTCGGCCGCCTTGAGAAGCTTCAGGACGGCGCGTGCCTGCCCTGCCGAGTACCGCAGCAGCTTGACCTGGTGCCGTAGCGTGGCGTCGTACAGTTCCTCGTTTGCAGTGGAGGCCATCACTTAGCTCCGCCGGGTGGAGTCGCGTCCACCTTGGACTTGCCTGCTGGGTCCTTGTTGTCGCCAAACATGCCGCTCAGCCCGTCGGACGGTGCCTCCTGGTCCAGCTGCTCCTGGTTGGCCTCCAGGTCGAAGGTGTCCACCAGAACACTGCGGCGCTTAAGCTCGAGCAGGTAATTTTCGCGGGAGAGGTCGCGCGCCGCACGGGCGTCCTTGAGGGCTTGCAGAGACGGGGCATCTGCGCCTGCAGGCTCGTCGTCGAAGTCGCCGAGGGAGACCGTGCCACCCTCGTCGAGGCCCATCCAGTCGGCCGTGAACTGCAGGACCTGGGCCACGCAGTCCTCGAAGCGCAGCGCGGTCATGCACAGGTAGGAGTTTGCCGACGCCGCGTCGAGGGCCCTGGCCGTCGCCGTCTCGTCGCCAGTCCGCTGCCGCAGGAACTCGTCGCCGTAGGAGGCCATCTGGTTCTCCAGGGCCTCGAGGTCCTTGCGGCCCGCCTCGATCGCCGCGCCCGTGTGCTCGACGTAGTACCACTCGCCCGCCTCGGTGGTGGTGAGGTAGTTGTTCGGACCGATGGTGACCTTGGAATCGGCATCCACGCCCTTGCCCGCCAGGATGGGAAAGCGCGCCACGGTGAGCACGTTGCGCTGGTCCGCACTGGACTGCCAGTGCGCGATGTTCAGGTGCGCCAGGTCCTCGAGAGGGGGCTTGCAGAGCATCAAGCCCTCCCGCTTACCCGCATAGAAGGAGCTTAGGGGGATGTAGTCGAGGCTGGTAGTACCCTCATTCTCGATTACCCACTTCTTACCATCAGTGTCCATCTTCCACAGCTGCCAGATGCCCGGCTCGAGGACACGGATCTTCTGGACCTCGACCTCCTCGAAGCCCTGGCGCTCGACGGTCTTCTCCAGGATGCGCACATGGGTGAGATGACGCTGCCCGTTCACCACGCGCTCGTACGCGGCCAGCAGGTTCTCGGGACGGATGAGCACCCAGTAGGGATGCAGGCCGTCGGCGCGGTCATCCTCGAGGGTACGTGGGCGCTCCTTGCCGTCAGCGTCAAACTTCTTCTCGGCGACGCCCTGGTCCACCAGGACGTGCGCCAGGCCCTTCGCCCAGCCCATGCGGAACCACTCCTGGCAGAACGGCTGCACCGCAGTGCCCTGCAGGTCGACGTCTGACAGGATCAGCTCGGCGATCGGCTCCGGCACGTCGTCGTTGACGACGATGGCCTCACCGAAGGGCTTGCCGGACAGGGTGTCGAGGGTGGACTCGAACATGTTGAGGAGCGTCGCCCGCTGCAGGCGGTTCTCGTAGTTCCTGTCGCTCTCCTGCTCGTGCTGTGGCAGGTAGTCCTTGCGCCTGGCCCGCAGGGCGCGCGTACCGCCCAGTAGGGTCTCCGCCATCATCCAGTACGGATGCATGGCAGTGTAGGCACTCGAGGGGGTGGATACGTCGGCTTCTTTCTTGGTCACGGGCTCTCCCAGGGCGTTGGTTAGATCGCCCGATACTGCACCGGGATCCGCGCCCGCGTAAGCCATCGCCCCGGGCCCAGATACGACAAAGCCCGCACAGGGCAGGCTTTGAAGGACTCTTTTCTGCAAGGGCGCGAGAGTAGGCCACTCAACCGACGACACCTACCCGCTGTTGCTGTCATACACCTCCCCGGTCTTGTCGGATCAACGGTGGGCCCGGCTTCACGGACCTGGGCTAGTGGCCCTCGCCAGAGTCTACCGGCTCTATACCAATGCTAGGGGGACTTATGGCTCTCGTCCGGCCCCCAAGTCTAGCACACCCGGTTCAGTGTGTTTCGAGGCATGGGTAGATGATGCCGTGGCCCGCTCGAGCCGTACGCCATCGTTAGAAGGTACCCTGGCGCACGACCTTCCGCTTGAAGCGGGCACGGTAGCGGGCCTCGTCGGCGCCGTGGTCCTCCGCGTCCGTGTCGACGTCGTCCGGGTCCTTCTCGGAGCGTGCGATGTGCGGCACCACCCGCAGGAAGGCCTCGTTGAGCTCGCCCACCACGAAGAGGCCGGGATGCTCCCTTGGCAGGCCGGTCCGCACCTTGCCCTCCTCGTCCAGGTTGGCGGCGCCGGCCAGTAGCTTCCTGATCTGCTGCCAGCCCTGCTTCCTGGAGCCGGGCCCCTTGTCGGCCCTCTCCCACTTGACGCCCTTCTTCTCCATGTCCCTGGCGATGCAGCTGCCATTCTCCTCGTCGAAGATCGAGGAGTCGGCCGGCCCCGGCTTCACGCGCCCCGCCAGGCCCAGGCTGATCTCGCGGAACTTGATGCCCTCGGCGATCTGGCCGGCGAGCATGTGGAGGCCCTTGTTCTCCTCGCCCTTCTGGCAGCCGTACCACTCGGCTATGCGGAAGAGGTCCCCGGGCACGGTCCTGATGACCCGGCCGCTCGGCAGCACCAGGTCCGTGCCGTCCGATTCGGCCCACCAGCCGACCGAGAACGGCTTCGACGAGCCCCAGTCGAAGCTGCGGTCGATGATCCACGACCGCGGCACCTGGAAGCGCGGGACGAGGTGCACGTTGGAGTCCCACAGGTCGTCGAACATGCCGCCGGACGTGATGTCCCACGAGCCGTTGAGCCACGCCTCGATCTGCTGGGGATTGGCAGCCGAGGCCCGGATGCGCTGGATGTACAGGGGGTCAGCGTCCAGGAGGATCCTGTTCTCGCGGATGTTGCCGTGGAGGGCGATGCGGTCCGGCTCGCCCTCGGTGCGGATGACCTTGCCGCGCATCGCCGGGAGGCGGAAGCGCTTCTTGACCCAGTTGTGGCCCTTGCCGTAGGGGTTCGTGGTGCCGCGCACCTTCCTCGGCATGCCCGCCACCGTCGAGCGGCAGCACGACATCATCAGCTTGTAGCACTGGTCGGTGGCCCAGTTGGTGAGCTCCTCCCAGCCGATCCACGGGTACGCGTGGCCGTGGTAGTTGTCGTAGTCCGCGGGCTTGGCCATGTGGCGGAGCAGGAGCTGCTCGCCGTCCGGGAAGGTCCACACGTACTCCGACTCGTTGAACTTGGCGCCGGGGAACCAGGCCTTGAACCAGGCCTTGGACTTGGCGACGACGTCGGAGAGCTGCGGGTAGGTGGCGCGGAAGAGGATGCCCCGCCAGGCGGCGCCGTAGCCACGTCCCACGTGCTGGCAGAAGTCGGCCAGGAGCGCGTCCGTCTTGCCCGGGCCACGCGTGCCCTCGTAGAGGCACTCGAATATGGGGCAGGAGAGGAAGAGAACCTGGGAGCCCGCCTGGGGCGCCCAGATCTTCGGCTTCAGCGCTGGCAAGTTGTTGGTTGGACGGGTTCTCATAGTCCGCCAATGTTAGCGCGGTGGCCCGGGAACCCGACGCCTACGTTTTGGTGGCCTGCTCAAACAGGGCGTCAATTGCGTCCTCCTGCGCCTTGGTGCGCTCGACCGCCTTGACCCAGAAAAGCTCCGTCTCGGCGGCGTGGACCCGATTACGCAGGGCAGCATTCTCCTTGGCCACCCTAGCCAGCTCCTTGGCCATTTCCAGGGGAGTCCGGCTCGTCACTAGGTACTCTACGAGATCCATGCCTTCTCCTAGTATTCACGAAGCGTCACCCGCATGCGCGCTCCAAGCCGAGGCGCATCTAGCTTTACTTCAGCCTGCAGCTCCTCGTAGAAGGCCTCGGGCGTGTCCGGCCACGCATCGTGGGCAAGCACCAGCTTGGCGTGGGTCGGAGTGCCCTTGGGCCCGTACAGGCGCAGAAAGGCGCCAAAACGGCGGACCTTCTTGTCGGCCCTCGGCTTCTTCGTCTTGGCCCTGGTGCCGTCGGCCAGGCGCTCGAGGGCCTGGTTGTACTGTGTGTCGGTCACGCCGCCACGCTCTGGCACATTGGGCGCAGCGTGCAGGGCCTCGTAGGCCCACTTGATGTACCAGGGGGCCTTTATCACGATGTCGTCGATGGCCTTGCCCCGGTGCATGCCGAAGGTAAAGACGTCAGAAGACCCCATCGAGGAAGCTCCTTTCGTTGTCCGCCTCGGCCTTCGCCTCGTCCAGGAAGCTCGGCTCCTCGGGAGGCTCGGCACGCTCCATCTCCACCTCGAGAGGGCCAAACTCCAGCCTCGCCGAATCGAAGTCGGAGTGATCGAAGCTCCGCACTATGACCGACCGGCAGTTGGGGTGAAAGCCCGGGCCTCGCACCACGACCTGCCTGTTGCCCATGACGTCCGTGACTACCTTCATCTCCTGCCCGCGGTCGTAGGTGACCATCTCAGACCAGGTGGCGTGCCCGTGGTGTACCGGGCCCTTAGGCTCGTCTGGGTCGGCGAACATGTGGAGCCTCTGCGCGAAGCCACCGCGGTACCTGCCCACGCGGGCGTCCACGGCCCACTTGCCCTTGCGGATCGCCTTGCACACCACACGCAGGTGGATCTGACGGACTACGGCGTCAGCGCACATGAGGTAGAGCTCGTAGGGGATGCCGAAGTGGTCTGCCCCCTTCTCGTACGTGAAGACGATGTACTTGGGGTACTGGCACGCCACGTCGGTCATCTTCATGCCTGCAAACTTGCCCCGGTCCGGCAGGCGCAGGCCCTTGAAGGAGTCCAGGGCCTTGATCCAATCGGCCGAGTCCTCTTCCGGCTGCACCCGATGGCCGATGGCCCCGAGCATGCGCTCACCTCCTCCCCCGAGCATCATTTCGGCATCTCCCCGGAGATCATCAAACGGATGTCCTTCACCGGGATGCCGAGGCCCTCGTGGACCTGCAGGATCATGTCGGCCGACACCTCGCCCCGGCCGTGTCGGATCTTGCTGAGGGTGGATCCGTGGATCTCGAACCAGTCTGCCAGCATGCGATCGCTGCTGAAGCCCATCCGCTTGAGCACGACGTTGAAGAGGAGGCCGGAGTTGTCCGGATCGTTGTCCCTGTCGGGGCGGTGGCAAAACACCATGATGTGCTCCCTGTTAAAAGTGGGTGTAGATAAAATTATGGCGTGCCCAGGGGACACGCCACCCGTCGTTCGGGGCTCAGTTGGGGCGACCGCACATCCGTCTCTTTGCGGCTGCCAGATCGCTCTGGAAGAGCCAGGCTGCGCAGACCTTATCCGGGTCCTGCCGAGGCGGACAGGCCCGGACCGGAGCCACGATCGGAGCAGCCTTGGCCTCGGCGAAGACTATGCTGCGGCTGAGCGCCAGGCCGAGGGCCATCCCGATGCCCAGGAAGATCGAGGCGTATAGGAGCTCGCCAGCCAGGCCCCTCACGGTGGCACCCTCATGCTGTTCAAGGCCTCCTCAGTGTGGCACTGCAGCCCCAGGCGGCGGACGTCGAAGTCCTCCAGGAGTGCATCACGCCAGCGCCTCATGACGTCGGTCGGCCCGTTGGCGATCTCGAGCTCCTCCTCGACCTGCATGACGATCAGCGGGGTACGGAAGAGACGGGGCTTGGCGCGGTAGCGGACCTCGCCTGTCAGCCGTGCGCAGCGGACGAAGGTCGGGTGCGTGGCCATTATTTCCCCCCATTCGGCGTCAGGTAGCAGGGTACGCCGTACTCGGCCCACACAGCGCGCATCTCCGGGCGGCTGTCCAGGGCACATAATATTTGACGCGGGAGGGGCATGTTGCTGGCTGGGCTACCGGCCTGCTGGATGCGCTGGTGCATCACGGCGGCGGCGCCCATGGTATAGGTGCCGGCGGGGCGCATCACGATGCGGTGGTAGTAGTCAACGTTGGCATTGAGCCAGCGGATGATGTCGCCGTGGAGGTGGGCCACCTTGTCGGACACCACCACCAGCTCGCGGCGGGCCTCGTCGACCGCGCAGAGGTCGCTGAGGAGCTGGATCGTCGTCTCCAGGGGGTTGCCGGCATGGTCAGCCAGGGTCTGCTCCAGTGCCACCACGATGATGTGGCGCTCGGAGGGCGGGAGGGGCTTGTCGTGCATGTTCTCTGCCTTGATTGGATAGTTTAGGCTGACAGGCCGAGGGCCTGACGGCCGAGCTCGTGGGCGCCACGGGTGGCCTCCATGGCCTCGGGGGTGGCCATCTCGCGGAAGGCGCGCTCGTGGAACTGCTCGTCCCTCAGGATCCGCATGAAGGTCTCGCGCACGTCCCAGGGTGCCGTTGGATCCTGGCAGATGGCGCGGATGCGCTCCAGGCGCATGGCCTCCGCGTGCGCGCCGACCGCCAGGCCCGTATCCAGGTCCTTGATGCCCACCATGGCCTGCCCCCAGTAGCGCTCGCCAGCCTGCTCGACAGTCGGCAGGGGCAGCTTGCGGGCAGCTAGCAGGCCCGCGATCCAGGTCGCATGGGTCTCTTCCTGGCCGGCGATGACTCGCAGAACACGAAGCTGCTGGGGGGTGGCCCCGAATCGTCGGCCCAGGGCCAGGATGCGCTCGGCGGCGGTGACCTCGCCACGGTACTGCTTGGCCAGCCACTCGTTGAATTTCTCGGGGGAGGCCTTGACTGCCTCCCACCACTGTGCTGCTGTCTTGGTCATGATTTTAGCTCCTGAGATGGAAGACAGAGGGGCACGGATGCCCCTCCGAGCTCATTATTGGGCCGCGGTCGCGTCCGGAGCGGTTGTCCCTGCCGTTTGCGAGGCCTCGCCGGTCAGTGTCACCACGGCCTTCTGGAAGGCCTCCAGGGCCTCGCCGCTCAGGGCCGCCGTCGCCTTGGCCAGGGTGTCCTGACGGACGTGGGCACGCTCGACGACCGCCAGCTGCTCGAGGAACAGGGCCTCCCGCTTCAGCTGGGCGTCGTAGCCGGAGCGGTCGACCTTCTGCACGGCCCACTTGTAGGTGAACTCGGCGTCCGTGTCGAAGGCCGGGACCGGGTCGACCGACACGACGGCGGCGACCTGCATGCCGTGCACCGGGGTGTCGACCACCAGTTCATCGCCGGCCTTCACGCCCCAGCGGGTCGGCACCTTGTAGGTGTACAGCTTGCCGCCCGGGCCATTCGCCGCGAAGCGGGCCTGGACGGTCGTGACGTTCTCCAGCAGGGTGTTCAGCAGGGCCTGGTGCTTGCGGGCTTGCTTGGTGTTCGTGCTCATCTTCATTTCTCCTTGTCTTGGGGGTTTACGTGGTTAGGAGTTGACATCATCCCGTATCCCGTGAGCGGGGTAAGCCATTGCTCATGCCTTGGCACGCCACCACTCGGGCCGGGACATACGGCGGGTCATACCGATGGACCAGCAGCGGGTGTAGCCGTAGTCGTGGCACACGAAGGCCTCCTCCTCGCCCTCTCGCGGGACCAGGACGCCGAAGTTCTCCAGCTTCAGGTCCGTGAAGAAGTTCGGTATGGAGTCGGGGTAGGCGATCGGCTGGCGCGTGCGCCGCTGGATTAGGATCGTGCCGCATGGGCTGATGGCGAGGCAGGGAGCAAACCAGGGGGCAAACTCGGTGGTGCGCACGCGCTGCCAGGTCTCCCACTCCATGGCGTTCTGGAAGCTGCCCGCGCCACTTTCGACCTTCACCACGTGGTAGGGGTCGAGGCAGTGCTCGTAGACCGTGCGGCCTGCCCCCTGGCCGAGCACGGAGCCACAGATGAGGTTCCACAGCTCCCGCTTGTCGTTGTCGCTCGGGACGTGCGCGTAGCTCACGGCAGCCCCCAGATGCGACGGGCCAACCTTACGCCCTCGGTCTCATGGCACACGTCACAGAGGTACAGCGTCCCATAGCAGACGCTGTTGTACGGCCAGCGGCACACGAGCCGGCGGCGTGCGCGGGTCTCCGTGGGCACTGCCCCACCATCGAGGACGAGGAGTGAGGCCTCCGGGGGCGTGTCGTTGAGGTAGACGTGGAAGAGGGTGTCGTCGCCGTGGGGGTTCGGCACGTGGTCCCGACAGTCGGGGTTGTCGCAGACGTAGCTCAAGGGAATTCTCCTGGTGGGTTGCACCAGGAGATTCTAGGCCGGGGTGGAGACCCGGAAAGCCGTCACTTGTCGCGACCGAACAGGCGGGCCTCTCCACGCGGGGTATTAACTTGGACCGTCACCGGCTCCAGGTGAGACGGATTGACACAACAGCGCACGCGGCAGAGGTGGTCTAGCACCAGGCCATCGGGTATGGGGCCGACGTGGACCTCATAGGACAGCCGGTGGGCCATCAGATCGCGCCCCTCCCACTTTAGCCGTCCATAGCCATTACGGTTGAGCCTGGAGAGCCACACCCAGCACTCTCCAAGCTTGGGCTCCACGAGCACCGGGGTCAGCCTCTCCTCCAGGAGGGCCTTGAGCTCGTCAGCCATGCTGCCCGGACTCGACGAGGACTTCGAAGTAGTACGGGCGACCGTAGGGGCGCAGCGCAATCGGCTGCCCCGTGCCCACGTGCCCGTCTCTGCAGTAGTGGGGGCGCTGCACCAGGCCAGTCAGGTGGGCGTGGAGCTCCGCCAGCTCGTGGAAGTACAGGTGGGGCCTCCCGCCGTCCTCGAAGCCGGTGGCCCGGAAGGCCAGGTCGTAGAAGTCCCCACAGCGGACGCACACGTGCTCCACCAAGTAGGAGCCGGGCAGCACGGGCCTGCCCTTCTTTCCCCACCCTATCGGGCACTGCCAGGCCATCAGAACCCCCGCAGCCTTCGGAGGCGCAGGCGCTCGCGCTCCTGGGCGCAGCCGAGACACAGGCCCAGCCCCAGGGCGACGCGTCCCGGCTCGACCTGCTCCCCGCACATCTCGTTGGCACACGTGCCGTCCGGCAGTGGCTCCGGCATGTCGCCGCTGGCCTTGACATTGCGCTGGTGCGCCTCCCGCGCCTCCCTGACGCCCGCCTCGACCTCCGCCCCCGCGCGGTCGACCGGGTCGGCCGCATGCTGGTCCTCGTGTTGTACGTCCTGGACGATGATGCTCTTCATGCTACTGCTCCCATGGGTATGAAAAAGGGCAGCCCGCAGGCCACCCCAGAGATTGTGCCCGGCCGGATGTCAGGCGGACGCCTTCGTCTTGGCCTGGTTGACCTTGTACTGGTTGCGCGCCGCCGACACGATCATGGAGGCGAACAGGTAGACGCCGAAGAGCCAGAAGAGGCCGAGCCAGGCGTAGGTGATCACCTTGGCGCCGAAGCGCACGGCGTTGTAGGCAGCCCACAGTTTGCCGTAGCCCGTCTTCATGCCCACATCGAGGGAGGTCAGGCCGTGCACCAGCATGATGGTCGTGAGGGCCCAGCTGATGGCGACGAACGCGTTGCCCGCGCCTCCCAGGCGGTAGTGGACCCAGGCGATGGCGAGGACGGCCTGTATGGCGTCGAACAGCAGGGCATTGAGGTACTTCATGGGTGTATCTCCTTCTTGGTTGGTGGTCAGAGTAGCCCCCTGAGGTTCAGGGTGAAGTCGGGCGGCACTAGGCCGCCCCGGCGGTACTGCCCGAAGCGCAGGTCGTCCGGGAAGAGGTCTGGCTGCTCCCAGTAGAGCTCCACCTCACTCTCGCGAGCGAGGAAGGTGTTGTTGCTCTGAGGCCTGTGGTCGTGGGTTACGGTCACCCAGCCATCACGGCACTCATAGACTTGCAGCACGTCGCCCGCCTTGCCCAGGAAGCCCGGCGGGTGGCAGTCGGCGCCGTCGTCCCAGATGCTGACCCGCAGCCGCACGCGCCGGCCGGGCGAGATCGGCCAGCCGCTCTCTGTGGTGTTCACTTTAGCATCTCCTTCAGGTAGGCCAGCTCTCGTTCTGCACTGCGCAGCCGGGCAAGCAGGATGGTGACCTGCCTGGCCCTGCGGCGCATCAGCCCGTATAGCGCCTCATCCTTCGAGGCCGAAGCCCACTGCTTCCCGGCCCGCAGGTTGACAAACTTGAGGTTGGGCTCCGCGTGGCTCTGGCTTATGAATGGGTTACGATCAATCCAGGCCCCACAGGGCGTGTACCGCGTGACCCGGTAGGCCCAGAGCGTGACCGAGACGCCACACCATCCTGTGTCGCTCGCCTCGGCCCGGTAGAGCACCGCATGCCCCTCCGGAGGTACCTCGTCTGTCATGAACCCGTTCACGTAATAGATAAAGGGCTCGGTCGCGCCGGTCAGCGCCAGGTCGTGAAGGGACGACATGTGACCTCCTGCTCGTGCTGGGTCTGGAACACGGGCATCTGCACCGTGCAGTTCATCTTCTCGTCGTAGGCGATGCACTGGTAGTGCGACAGCTCCTCGCGGGTCCGCCCGGTGGGGCGCTCCACGCATAGGCTGGCTGGCACCGAGTAGGCCGGCTCAGCCTGGCCGGGGCCCGCTATTAGGAACCCGATGACGAGGGCTACCATGGCGGCGATGAAAGTCCACAGGGCGACGTCGCCCCAGTCGATGCGGTGCCGCCAGTCCTGCAGGCGGTCGGTCCAAGTGTACTTCATGTCGGGGTCTCCGTAGTTGAGGTGCTCACATCATGCCGAGGTTTATAGCCCCGGTTCCCACTGTTCGGGCTTCTTACTGGGCCCCACTATGGGCCTTCTCCAGAGCCACCAGGGCACACTCCATGAGACCCCGCCTGCGGAGGGCCCGGCCGAGCGCCATGGCCGAGAACAGCACGCGCCGTCCGCCCTCGTGCCTCTGCACGAACCTGCCCGCCAGGATCCAGCCATGGGCCATGCGGTGGGCCTGGGCGTCCATCCGCACCAGCCTGGCGATCTGGCGTGCCTGGCGGCGCTTCCGGGCGCTCACAGCTTCTCCTCCAGGCCGAGGTACCGGCGCCACGGCACCTTCACGCCGTCCACCAGGTACCCCCAGGTCCCGCGGTAGCGCCACGTGATGAACAGGGTCCAGGCGCCGCCCTCTGGCTCCCAGCGCATGCTTGGTGGCGCAACCCACGTGATCTTGTGGTACTCGCCGAACCGCAGGCGCGCAGTGCACCCGGGCTTGCGCAGGCTCCGCACCACACGGTAGGAGTCCAGGCGCTCGCCCTCGTGCACCTCCCGACGCTCCTCGATGTAGCTGCCCCGCAGGATGACGGTCCTGGCGTTCCACGGGTGGTCGTGCATGTGGCGGTCGCGGTCCTCACGCCGGATCCAGTGGATGCGTGCCGAGGGGAGCAGCCGGCGCCAGCCCCGCATCGACTCGGACGAGCGGTGCGGATAGGGGTTGAAGAGCCAGTAGCGCTCCATGTAGACGTCCCGGCCGTCGGCGGACGTGATGTGGTGGTAGGGCGTGCGCTTGGCCCTGGCGATGAGCCAGTCCACCACGCGGGGGTGGGCGGCGACGCGGGCGACGAGGCACCAGAGGAGCTCGGTCATTGTGGCGCTCCCAGGACCTCGACGCGACGCGAGGTCTTGCCCGACCGCTCGTCCCACTGGGTCGAGCCACGGCAGTCAGTGAAGTAGCGGGTGCCGGCGTCGTAGAAGCGATAGACCGTGCAGCCCTCGTGGGTGAACAGGGCCTCCACCTGGTAGCCGGCGGGGGTCTGGGCCGTGCGCTCCGAGCCACCGTGGCAGGCGGCCAGGGCCATGCCGAGCAGCAGGGCCAGGGCGATCGCGGCGGGCAGGGACCAGGCCCCGTTGATGAAGTTCTTCATGTCACTCCTCCTTGATGGACTGGGCGAGGGCCTCGCGGAAGGCCCCCATCACGTGGCCCTGCTGGCGTTTGCCCAGCAGGCGCTTGAGGCGGATGTGGAGCTCGCGCTCCAGCCGGCCGACGTCAACGACTTGGCAGGCACGGTCGGGCTGGGAGACGCACTCCGCGTGCAGGGCCTGCTTCTCGCGCTGGCGTGCGGCCGAGGCGGCGTTCGCGATGCACCGGGAGACCAGGTCGAGGCCCGCCGCTACCGCGAGGGCTGACCTGGCGGAGGACTCCAGGCGGTCGAGCTGGCGGGCGCGCTCCTCCTGGAAGGCGTCGTTTTCCAGGGGCGTCGAGCTGCCGACGTAGACCGGGGCATTCCCGCAGGCGCAGGCGCGGTAGGCCCTGTGGCACTGGTCGCAGTAGGGCCCGCCACTCACGACTGGCCTCCGTTCTCTTTGTGGGCCAGGCGCACGGCGTCCAGGGCACTGACGCCGCTATAGACCCCACGGTTAATCACCCACACGCTCCAGTGGTGCTCCTTGCACAGCTGGACCGGACGGCCGGGCACCTTCTCGGCCAGCTCGCGGATCCGACGCCCCAGCTCCAGGTCCTCCCGGTCCTGCTTAGCCTGGGCCTCGCGGGAGGCGCGCTCGGCCTGGAGGGTGTGCATGCCAAGGGGATTGTGCGCGTCCGCCAGGGTCTGCATGTCGCGCTCCAAGGTCCCTGGCACGGAGCCAGGGGGATTGGCCGGGGCGGCCCCCTGGCGCAGGGCCGGAAGCCGGCAGGTGCACTGCTGTGCCGGGCCGAAGAGCGCGGGGCACGCGAGGGAGTGGCCCTCCAAGGCGCCCGGCGGGTCAATGCTTGGGGTGTGGTCGTGCATGTCATTCCCCCGCATTCTTGCCGCGGGCGACGAAGCGCCACTTGGCACGGCGATCGCCCATCAGGTCGCGCAGCTCGCGGATCGAGTAGTTGGTGACCTCGTGCATCCGGATCAGGACGGTGGCCCCGACGGGGATCCTGCGGGTGCGGATCTTGCTGATGACCGGGGGGCCGACGTCCAGCGCCCGGGACAGCATGGCGTCGTTGCCGACGCACTGCAGGTGCTGGGCTACGGCGTTCAGCAGGTTGTCCGGGTCGTAGGTCTCGGGGCGGGCCACGACGGGGCGCTGCTGGTTCTCGATGGTGGACTGGTGGCGGGTCCTGCCGGTCTCGGCGGACGAGTGGACGGTCATGCTGGTACTCCTTCAGGGTGGTTTGAGGTTAACAACAGGAATCATTCTGCCCCCTGCTTCTCGCCCGTGGAACCTGCGTATTGTGCCTGCTGGGCGGCGGCGGCCTTGGCCCAGGCCTCGGGGTCGACCGGCGCCGGGACGACCAGCACGCCCGTCTGGCCCTCGAAGGAGTGGGTCTGCTTGACGTTCTCCCGGTACTCGGTCTTCCGGCCCTTGAGCAGGAGGGCGAGCAGGGGGTCGCTGTACTGCTTGGTGGTCAGCACGCGGCTCTCGCCCGTGGCCGCGTCCTGGGTCATGGTGGGCATGCCCTGGTAGATCACGGGCACGTCCACGCCGTCCACGGCGCGACGCATGGCCTCGGCCTCGAGGCGGTCGCCCGCCTCCTCCAGGGCCGCCTGGTACAGGGCCTCGAACCACTCGTCGCTCTCGCGCCAGTACTTGACCGTGCCGCGGGACACGCTCGCGGCCGTCACGCCCTCCAGGACGATGCCCCGGACGGCGAAGGCGCGCAGGAAGGCGGCCTTCTTGTGGGTGGTCATGGTCTGTGCGGCCGAGAGGCCCTCCAGGTCCTCGTCGCTCAGCTCGAGCTGGGAGATCGGGCCTCGCTCCATCGAGAGCCTGGCGCGCTCCTGGTCCTTGCCCTGGTCAGACATGTTCGCCCCCCTCGCTGCCGGTCGGGAGCGCCGCGCACGGGCCGTCGTGCCCGGCCGCGCGGGTGCAGTGCCATCCAGGCGGAGGCAGCGGGCACGGGGCGCCGGACAGGTGCTCGTTCACGGATCCCGCCAAGCACGCCAGCTCTTCGCGCGTCAGGTGGATGCGGGCGGTATGCCCGCCGTCGGCGGGGGCCGACCGGACGATGAGGACGAACTCCTCCTCGGCGCCGGTGACGGCCGAGGCCTGCAGGTTGAGGTACGCGGGTGAGAGGCCGTTAGGCGTGGTGTGGGCGTGGATGACTGTCGGGGGAAGTCCCATGGCGTTTCTCCTTGGTTAGGGTGGTCTCGACTATAGCCCGGGTCGGCCTGCCGGGGGAACCGCTGGGCCTCGTGCGCGCGGGCCCGAGGCTCAAGGGCTCGACTTGAGAGGGAAAAATTTTTTGCAGGTGCTCGAGGGGCCCCGTCTTCGGCCAGCCCGAATCGGCCAGGCGCCCTCCGACCGCCCGCGCCGTCAAGTTGGCCCTGCGGTCAGTCGCCCCAGTCGTTCGAGTAGCCCCAGTTGCCCTCATTGCGTAAAAATCCCTTAAAACATTTATATCTAAATATATCTTAATCTTTTTATTTAAAGGTTTAGATAAAAATAAATAATAAAAACAATGACTTACAGTGAAAATCTGAGGATCTAAGGTATCTAAGGCAGTTTGTCGTCCAGGAAAATTGCTGAGCCGTTTCGGTGTAGGCAGAGGCCGTGGGCAGCACGCAATGCATCCCAACGGCTTTCCTGGGCGAACACCGAGCCAAAAGCTCAGATCGGCAATTCGGCCCAGATTTCCATAAAAAGTCTTTACGAATCAATGACTTAAGGCTCAGACCCCGTGCTGAGCCTGGTTTTGCCGAGGTCCATAGCTCCAGACCCTGGCCGCCCTCGCCCATCAGGCGTGCTCGAGCCAGTCGAGCTCTGCGCCCATGCGGCCCTCGAACAGCTTGCGGCACTCTTCCAGCCCCGGCATCTTGTAGGCGGAGGCCCGACCCTTGTTGTCGACCTTGAGTGCGTACCCGTCATCCGGCGGCTTCACCTGCGTGTTCTGCAGTGCCACGAGCTTGCCGAGCCGCATGCCGAGGGCGACCTGGTCGGCCGGCCGGCGCACGCCCATCTCCTTGGCAAACTCGAGGTAGTCCTGCCTCAGCGTCTCCTTGATGCAGGCGACCGTCTGGCCCGAGCTGAACTCCTCCCACGGGTCCACGGCCCCCGGCAGGGCGCCCTCAACCAGCTTCGTGTACCACCACCGCTCGACGTCGTCCATGCTCATGACCTTCTGCTTCATCAGGGCTTTGGTCGCCGGCACGGCGTGGCGTGGGGCCCAGTCGCCGATGTCGCGGGTGAGCAGCTCGTACAGCATGGCCTCCAGTCCGCCCTCCCTGTACATCTGACGGTTCAGGGCGTCGAAGAACTTGGTGTCGCCCTTGCGCAGGGTGTTCACCTCGAAGACGCCGAAGCGCCGCTCCCCGTCGAGGCCGGCAGGCACTACCCACTCGCCGTTTGCCGCCATCATCACGTGGATGAGGTTCTTGCCCATGGTCGCGTCACGGCCCTTGCCCTCGTACGCGATCGTCGGCTCCGTGACCAGCTGCTTGAGCTTCGCCTCGCCGCTCTTGTCGCCCGCCCAGAAGGCCTCGTCCGCGAACAGGAAGATGCAGTTCTGCAGGTGTGAGTTGAAGCGGCCGACGAGGTGCTCCGGCGAGCTGATGTTGAGCCCGTGTGCGCCCGCCAGGTCCGAGAGCGCGCGCGCCAGGGTGCCCTTGCCCGTGCCCTTCTCGCCGCGGAAGCAGATGGCCACCTCGGCCGCGCTGCCCGGGTGCTGGAGCATGTACGCCATCCAGTTCATCACGTACTTGTAGTGCGCCTCCACGCCGTCGACCAGCACGTCGAGCAGCAGGCTCTTCATCAGTGACCAGTCGCCCTTGCGTGGCTCCACGGACCAGCCCTTCCACAGGTTAAGCCAGCCCTTGTGGTCGTGCTCCGGGTCGAACAGGACGCCAACGTACTGCCGGCGATGTGCGCTCCTCAGCCACAGCTGGGACTTCGGCACGAGCTTGTCCGCGACCTCCACGAGGGCGTTGCAGTAGAGGTTCTCGAAGTCCTCCTTGGTGGACCGCTGGTAGAAGCTCCTCTTGAGGACCGGGTCGTACTGCTCGGTGAAGATGCGGAACTTGCCGCCCTCCATCACCACGGCATGCAGCTCGTTCAGCTCGTCCACCACGGTCTTCGGCGGTGGCGCGGTCAGCAGCTCCGTGTCCACGCCCGCGCCCCCGGACTCCGGCGCCTCGTACTCCTCGAAGTCGTCCTCCGGGGCGACGCGCGCCACCTCGCCGCCGTTCTCCTGCACCACCTTGTGCAGGTACTTCACTGTCACCGGCCTGGCCGACGTCGCCGTGTGCAGGGAGTCCCACCGGCGCCCGATGATCCAGCCATCGTCCGCGTACTTCGCGTCGGAGGTGGACCAGTCGATGAACTCCTGCCTGCCCTCGCCCGCGGTCGCGTGGTGGCAGGCCATCATCAGGTTGAGCCAGTCCTCGTGCTCGGAGAAGTCCTCCGCGTCGAGCTGCTCGAGCGTCTCGGCGAGCATCTCAGGCGTGAGCTCGCCAAGTCCGGCAGCGTCTCCGTGCGCCCGGACCGGCCGGCGGATCAGCCTGAGCAGCGAGTCGGGCAGCATCGGCATCTCGCCGAGGGCCGGCGCGAAGTCGTCCCACTCGTAGTGCCGGCCGCACGGGTGCACGGATCCGGCCGCGACGACCTGCCTGCCGTGAGACTTGAACTCGATGCCGGGGAAGTCATGCAGCGAGTCGAGCAGGGACACGTCGGCCGGCTTGCGGAACCAGAAGTGGTCCCCGCCGGATCCCGTTATCGTGTGGGGCGCCGTGGAGAGGTCCAGCCCCGTGGCGGCGACGAGCTCGGCCAGGCGGTTGGCGGACTTGCCCGCGGCGTCCGTGCCGAAGTTGCGGGGGTCGACGTCCAGCACCATCACCTCGGCCGTGAGGCGCACGCCGATGTTGGTATTGGAGCGCGCTGCCTGCTCGGCGACCTGCCGGCTGTCGTAGTCCTTGGTGGACCAGACCTTGTCCTTGGGGCTCTTGCCGCGCTGCTTGCCCTTGCCGTCCACCGCGTCGTAGCGGTGCAGCGGGATCAGCTGCATGCCCTCGCGGATGTAGATCTCCCAGTCGTGCGGGCGTATCTGCATCATGCGCGTGCCCCCACCAGGTCGTCTGAGCACTCGCATACGTGCGCCTGCATCGCGCTATTTATCAGGGCGCGCATGATGTCCCCCTCGGTGACGCGGCCCGGGAGGCCCTGGGCATTCAGGTCGCGGGCCTGCTTCTGCAGGAAGTCTCGCTGGGCCTTGGTGAGACGGACGGGCAGCTGCTCCGTCATCTTCTCGCTCATGTGTAGCTCCTTCGGTTGTGTGTTCTGTCTAGGCCTCTAGGGCCCAAGAAATGCATTCTGACGCATCCCGAACCGGGGCGGCACCACCGACCCCGACACGATGGCCCACCGTCCGTCCCGCGGTGGTATCCGGGATGCGTTCGGGACGGCATCATGGCTACTCCTTCAACCACAACAGGAACTACCTAACATGGAACTCATCATGAAGCTCGTCGAGCGCCTCGTCGCTGCCCTCGAAACCCAGGCCGAGAACTCCACCAGGCTGCTGGCCGTCGCCGAGCAGAGCCTCACGGTCAACCAGGAGCTGCTGCAGCACGTCAAGGCGCAGCACGCCGTGATGATCGACGGCGTAGCGCTGACGACCCTGGAGTATGCGTCCGGCGATGGCAATACCCCGGTGGGCCGCGTGGCAGCGGAGCAGCATGCGGAGCTGCATCTCCCGGCTAAGGCCGATGCCCAGAAGCCCAACCCGCCGGACATGCAGGCGGCCATGGACAAGGTCGAGGCCAACCGCGCCGAGGCCCGCGAGCAGCTGAAGGCCAAGCAGGAGACCCAGCACGTGTCCCAGGGCGTCCTGGACGCGGCCGAGGCAGCCTCCAAGGCCGAGCAGGTGGCGCGCGACGCCGAGAAGGACAAGGCCGCCAAGAAGATCACCGTGGACGACGTGCGCAACGCCCTGAAGGCCTACGCCAAGGTCCACGGCAACGAGGCCGCCATGGCCCTCCTGCAGAAGCACGAGGCGGTCAGCGTCTCGGCCATGGACCCGTCCAAGTACGAGGCCTTCATGGCGGACGTCACCCCGGAGGCCAAGTAATGGCCATCATGAGACAGACCGAGGCGCGCCTCGAGCTGAAGGCCGCTGCCCGTCCCGCGCCTCAGCAGCATGCGGCGGCGCGTGGCGCGACGTTGCGTCATACCGATGACGCGGCGCTCCTCTACGTGGTGGGTGGCGTCAAGGCCACCCTCGTCTGCGATAGCGAGCGCATTTCGCTGGATTTGGCCCAGCTCAAGCAGCTGCAGGCCAGCCTGCCCGAGGTCATCGCCGACCTCGAGCCCAAGTAACCTCATTCACATAAGGAGAATCGCCATGAGTACTTCCCTCGGCCTCTACCGCCGCGTCTCGTTGGCCGTAGCCCTTGCTCTCGGGACCTTGCCGCAGGCCTTTGCCAACACTGGTCGTAAGGTCCGCGAGCTGAGCTTTGCCCTGCCCAAGGCCAAGGCCACGCCGTTCAGCTCGACCCGCCAGCACCGTCGCACGGCCCGCACCCAGATCAACCGCGTCATGCCCAATGGCCAGGTCGTTATGCAGACCCTGCCGTCCTACCTGCGCCGCAACGACGTCGAGGTCGACGCAATCCTCGCGGGTGACGCCAAGATCGGCGTCATCGGCCTGGTCGGCGACCGGGTGCGCTAAGACATGGGCGCGCATGCTACCCGCAGCGCGTCTGGCAACAAGCGGTGGATGAACTGCCCCGGTTCCATCCGCTTGTCCGCCGGCCGCCCTAACGAGTCGTCCGAGGCCGCGCGCCTCGGCACCGCCGCCCACGGCCTGGGCGAGTACTGCCTCAACCACCGGATTCAGCCCCTCGACATGATTGGGGGCGTCGTCTATTTGGATGAGCATGAGGACGCACACGTCGTTCCGCCAGATCAAGGGCAGCAGGCGTACGCTATTGCAATTGAAAAAGACTGGCAAGCCTATCCGGTTGACCAGGACATGGCGGACGCCGTCCAGGTCTACTACACGGCCGTCATGGACGAGCTGGAGGAGCGCTCGGGGTCCGAGCTCCTGGTGGAGCACCGCACCAACCTGAGCCACCTGGTGGATTACGATTGGCCTGCTAATGACATGGGCTTTAAGGGTTATGTCAGTCCCAAGGGCATGTACCGCGATGATGAGGGCATCCTGCGCAATGTCGATGGCACCGAGTCGGCCGGCCCGATGTTTGGCACCAACGACGCGGCCGTGCTCCAGCTGTTCGACCACCTCACCATCTTCGACTACAAGCACGGCCAGGGCGTCGTGGTCGAGGTGTCCGACTGGCACGGCGCCGGGGGCACCAACCACAGCGTCATGCGGGGCAACTCCCAGCTGATGCAGTACGCCCTGGGCACCGCCGAGTCCGAGGCCGTCAAGTGGGCCTTCGAGACGCTGGACCTCGTCATCGTGCAGCCGCGTGCCCGCCACAGCGAGGGCAGCGTGCGTCGGTACTCCACCACCAAGGAGGAGCTCCTGCTCTTCCGCGACGAGCTGGCCCTGGCTGCAAAGGCTGTGGAGCAGCCCGACGCGCCGATGGCCGCCGGCGACTGGTGCCAGTTTTGCCCCGCGGCGGGTATCCCCTGCCCCACACTGCACAGCCGCGTCATCGAGATCGCCCAGCTGGACTTCTCGGACGGCGAGCCCACCATGGCCACCGTGGACGAGAGCACCCCGGAGGTCGACCTGCAGTCGGCCCTCGGCCTGGTTGGCCTGCTCGACATCTACGTCAAGAAGGTCCGTGCCGAGGGCATGCGCCGCCTGAAGGAGTCGCCGGACGGCGTCGGCTTTGGCTACAAGCTGGTGCGCGGCAAGGCCAATCGCAAGTGGGTAGACGCCGAGGGCACCGTCGTGGAGCAGCTGATGGCCAAGGGCTACCCCAAGGAGGACCTGTATGCACCGCCAAAGCTGAAGACCGTCGCTCAGGTCGAGGCCCTCCGCCCGGCCAAGCTGGTGGCGGATCTCAAGGCCTCCGGCATCAAGGCGCCCGTTCAGGCCCTCAAGGCCATCGTGGCTGATTTCTCCCATAAGCCCGAGGGCAAGATCGTGATGGCACCCCTGGACGACCCACGTGACCCCGTAACCCCAAGCTCGGCAGCCGCCAGCGATTTTGAAGTAGTAGAGGAAGAATGATGGAACAGAACCCCAGATTGACCACTATGGCCGAGGCAGGGCAGACCCTCAGCAGCAAGCTCGACGAGCTGGACAAGAAGGCTGCCCCCGGCACCGCACAGAATCCCCTCCTGGACAAGCTGATGATGGCCAGGGCAGAAGAATTCGCGGCCCAGCGCAATGCGCAGGCCAGGGCAGAAGAATTCGCGGCCCAGCGCAATGCACAGGCCAAGGCAATGACGGCGACCGACCCGACCGTCGCCATGGGGGGCATGTGCCTGGGCGAGCTCAAGCAGCAGAGCCGCAACGGCCTCGCCCGCGCAGTGCTTGACCTGAATGAGAAGCTGGGTCAGGTGGGCCTCCTCGCCCTGGCGGCCCAGGCCAAGCAGGGCCACTTCCAGCACAGGGAGGCGTTCATGCTCATGAAGTACGTCTCCGAGGGCGGGACCGACGTCAAGCTGATCTGGAACTCCCGCGACGGCGTCACGCCCTTCCAGGTCCACATCGACGGCATGAAGTACACCCACAGCATCCTCGAGATGCAGGGCCCGTTCTTCGACCGGCCGGAGGGCATCGTCGGCCAGTGGGAGACGCGCACCGAGATGGAGATGATGCTGGCCTTCCGACGCGTCCTCAACAAGGGCCTGCTGCTGGGGCGCCTCACGGAGGACCAGGTCATCGCCGCCCAGAACGACCCCGACCAGGCGCGTGCCCACTGGCTGCAGATCGGCCTGCGCTCGATGGCGACCGGCCGCTACACCGACGAGGACGCCAAGGCATGAAGACCGTGAAGTCCAAGCAGTACCTGGGCGACGTTATGGGGGTTGTACGAATGGGCGTCCTCGACATGGTGCTGGACTGCCAGAAGGCCGCCGGCAACTTCCCGTTCAAGTGGCAGCAGAAGGCCCAGGCGTTCGTCAAGGCCTCGGAGGACCTGGTCCAGGTGTACGAGGACCTGGGCCTCGTCATGACCGGCCTGCACAACAGTCGCGAGCTGCAGAACACGGTCATCGAGGTCGAGCTGCGCCGTCCGCACGGCACCCGCCCCCTGCCGAAGTGGGCCCGTGCTGCCAACTTTGCTGGGATCCTTAGGACGGCCGTCGGGGCATGGCCCACGGATGTCCAGATGCAGGAGCTGCTGGTCCAGTGCGCCTACGGCCTGGAGTCCATCACGTTCCCGACGCTGGCTGACCACGACTGGCCGAAGCGGTCACCACTGAAACACCCCGGGACCCGAGTCGACGGTTCGCTGCCAGCCCCGACCCGGGCATCATAACTGTTCTGCGTCGCCCCGAGTCACAACCTCTCACCAGGTGCTTGGCTCGTGCGGGAAACTCGATCCTGGGGGCTCGGGGCGGCAGCAGGCCTCCATGTCATATCGCTAACCAGCTAAATCGCTATAAGGAGCACCACTATGGCAACCGCCAACACCAACAACGCCCGCAAGGTCACCACCCCGGAATTCCGCGCGTCGTTCGCCTACATCTTCTCCCCGCAAGAGCCGATGGAAGGCGCCCAGGACAAGACCCCCAAGTACGGCGTCACCATGCTGTTCGACGAGAAGGCCCGCGCCACCCCGGCGTATGCCAAGATGAAGGAGCTGGCAATCGCCGCCCTGAAGGAGAAGTTCGGCGACAAGATGACGCCCGACGGTCAGGGCTGGTACAAGCTGAAGACCGGCAAGGCCCTGAAGAACCCGTTCCGTGATGGTGCTGAGAAGGCCGAGCTCGAGGGTTACACGGGCATGGTCTTCTGCGCGGCCACCAGCAAGATGCAGCCGGGCCTGGTTGACGCCTCGCTGCAGCGCATCATCAGCGAGCAGGACTTCTACAGCGGCTGCTATGCCCGCGCCACCATCACGGCCTACGGCTACGACAAGGCCGGCAACGTGGGCGTGGCCTTCGGCCTGCAGAACGTCCAGAAGCTGCGTGACGGCGAGGCCT